CTCGAGCAGGTGGCGGAAATTCATGATGGTGGTGCGATCCGGCAGGGCGCTATCCAGGGATAATCGGGCAAACAGGCGCATGGAGGCGATTTCGTACAGGGCATCTTCCATGGCACCGTCGCTCAGGTTGTACCAATGCTGCATGCAGTGAATACGCAGCATGGTCTCCAGCGGATAGGGCCGTCGGCCATTGCCCGCCTTGGGATAAAACGGCTCGATGACAGCGGTCATATTCTGCCATGGCAGAATCTGCTCCATGCGGGAGAGGAAAATCTCTTTTCGGGTCTGACGGCGCTTAGTGCTGAATTCACTATCGGCGAAGGTGAGTTGATGGCTCATGATGTCCCTCTGGGATGCGCTCCGGATGAATATGATGATCTCATATTAGGAACTTGTTCGCACCTTCCTTAGGAATAATTTATGTAAAACAGGTTGTCGTCTTCATGATTTAAACGCAGTACATATATATACTCTATAATAAATACAGGGAGTATCACGAGACGTCTGGATAAGAGGAATAACCAGAATAAATTGGTAAGGAATAAAGACACTTATTTCTATTGAGAAAAAACATTCATCCTGATGTGATTAGTATCAATGAAATAATGTGCTTGTGTGGTTGATAAAAAATGCATCACTAAAGAAAAAACAGTATGAATAAGAATATACGAATTTTACAATTTCTGGTCAGTATACTTTATTCTGTGCAGTCTCATTTTTCTGGTGCGCAAACAATACAACTGAATGGTAATGGTATACCTGAAAGTATAACCAGGAGTATTACAGGTGTTGATGGAAACGCGGCGCTTAATATCAGCGTGCCGTATAAAACAAGTTATACTCAAAATATACTATCTGTTGAAAGCAGTATTAACATCAAAGGAGGAACAAGCAATACATCAATCGGTGGTGCAGGTGTCTACGGTGAAAACTTTACGCTAAATAATAATGGTAGTGTTTGGGGAGGAGATGGATATAATGGTGGAATTGCTGTTAGTGGCAACAAAATATCTATAAACAATTACAGAAATGTATATGGGGGTAATGGTCTTGGTGGCTCAGGAAGTAGCGGAGGTGCAGGGTTAAGCGGGGATGATATTATAGTTGATAATTACAGAAGTATATACGGAGGTGATGATGTAGGTGGGACAGGTGGTTCCGGTGTAACCGGTAGCAATATTACAGTGCATAATTCCGGAGGAATATTGGGCGGTAATGGCGTAAACGGTGGTGATGGTATTAATGGTAGTAATCTTTTCATTACTAACGACAACATGATATCTGGAGGATATGGAATAAAACAAGGGGGAGATGCTATTTCTGGAAATCAAATCACTTTGAATAATAACGGTATTGTTCAGGGGGGATATGGCCCCGACGGTGGTTGCTCTGTTTATGGAGAAGATATCCATATTAATAATCATGGTAATCTTTCAGGATTATATAATAGCCAAAAAGATGCTTATAATACATCAATGATTTTTTCTGGCGGGTATAATTCATTAGATATTTATTCAGATTCTGTGATTAATGGTGATATTAAACTAGCTAGTATACCTGTTAATGGTACAAATGAATTAATTATTAAAAACATCAATAACGCAACAGCAATTAATGGTGGGCTAATGATTGGGAATGGCTCATCTGTTTATCTGTCAGGCAAGAACTCCATTTTTAACGGAAATATAAGTATTGATGAAGACGCATCTATGAACCTGTCTGTAGGAAATGCTAATGTTCACGCAAATACTATTACATTAAAAAGTGATTCATGGCTTAATATAGACACATCAATTAAGAACTGGACTCAGGACTATTACACATTATTGTCGTCAGACACAGGTATCTCGATCGCTGATAATAGTCACATTGTACAATACAATGTATTACTGACAGAAGGTGCTGAAAGTTATGTTTATACGTCTTTAAATGACGACGATAACAAACTGATATCCATGCTGAGATGGAATAATACAAAAGGGATGGGATATGGAACCTTTAATATAGAAAAAGATGCCACTCTGAACATAGGCGTTTCTCTTTCCGATAATCTTTCACCTTTATTATATGATGGCTGGGACGGCAAAAGTCTGACAAAATCAGGTAATGGTACTCTTATACTTTCTGCAACAAACAATTATACAGGAAATACAGAGGTTAAATCTGGCGTATTAATTCTTGCTGCACCTGATGCTCTTGGTCGGACTGAGTATTTATATTTATCCCGTGGCGCAGAACTGGATATGAATGGGTATCCTCAGACAATAAGCAAACTACTGACGGCTGCAGGCTCTGTGCTGAACATTCATGGCGGAAGTCTGATACTGAATAATGGAGGAGAATCTGCAGGTACTATTGCAGGGGATGGTTCTCTGAACATAAATGGGGGAATGCTTGATATAACGGGTAATAATCGTAATTTTTCCGGTGTTTTTACCGTGAATAAGGGGGCTCATTTGGCTGTATCCACGGCTGATAATCTGGGGACAGCCTTTGTTGATAACTATGGCACATTAACTCTGAACAGTACATCAGCATGGCAGCTTACCAACAATATCAGTGGTTATGGTAATGTTCGCAAGACGGGAGCAGGTGCACTGAACATTAGCGATAACGCAAAATGGACCGGGATGACAGATATTATTCAGGGGACAGTGATACTGGGGAACGCAGATTCACCGGTGATGCTCGGCAGTAACCAGGTCATTGTTGAAGAGCAGGGCAAACTCTCCGGGTTTGGGGGCGTTGCAGGAAATCTGAGCAATAGTGGTATAGTCGATCTCACTACATATATGCCGGGTAATATACTGACTGTCGGAGGGAATTACACTGGCAGAAATGGACTTATTCTCCTCCAGACAGAAACAGGTGGTGACAATTCGAAAACAGATCGTCTGGTGATTAAAGGTAATGCCAGTGGCCGTACCCGTGTCGCTGTTACTCAGGCCGGTGGTACTGGTGCAGAGACACTTAATGGGATTGAAGTGATTCACGTCAGTGGCAATGCTGATAATGCTGAATTCATTCAGACGGAACGTATTACAGCCGGAGCTTATGATTACATACTGAAACGTGGTCAGGGGATTAACAGCACTAACTGGTATCTGATTAGCAGAAAAGACATTCCTGTACCACAACCTGAAGCTGTACCGGAAAGCCATGATAATAATTTGCGTCCTGAGGCAGGTAGCTATGTTGCCAGTATTGCTGCTGCAAATAATCTGTTTGTAACGAATCTGTATGAACGACAGGGACAGGAGTTGTATATCAGCCACATGACAGGAGAAGAAAATGAAGCAGGTATCTGGATGTATAATAAAGGAAAACATAATCGCTGGCGTGACAACAGTAGTCAGCTGAGAACCCGGGGGAATAGCTACGTTGTGTTAATAGGGGGAGATATAGCTCAGTGGAGCCTGAATGGTACCGATCGCTGGCATACAGGTATGATGGCTGGCTATGGTCATAATAATAACAGTACGAATGCCCTGAGCACCGGATACCATTCGGAAGGAAGAATGAATGGATACACAGCGGGTCTTTATGCAACATGGTATGCCAATGATGAAACACACAATGGTTCTTATCTTGATAGCTGGCTGCAATACAGCTGGTTTGATAATCATATAAATGGAGAACGGCTGCCTGCTGAGTCATGGAAGTCAAAAGGGTTTACGGTATCTCTGGAAGCAGGATATTCATGGAAGGCTGGAGAGTTTACCGACAATTACAAGGGAAGTCATGAATGGTATGTTCAGCCGCAGCTTCAGGTTGTCCGGATGAATGTAAAATCAGACAAATATCATGAAAGTAACGGAACCAGTATTGAAAATACCGGTAACGGAAATATTCTCACCCGCCTGGGAGCAAGAACATGGCTTACCAGCAAAAACGGTAAAAATACGCGGTATGCGGTTCCGTTCAGACCATTTGTGGAGGCACACTGGTTGCACAATAGTCGTGTTTTCGGCACCAGTATGAATGGTGTAAGTATATACCAGGATGGTGCGCGTGATATCGGAGAAATAAATGGTGGTGTTGTGGGAATGATAACACCAGAAGTAGCATTCCGGGCTGATGCAGGCATTCAACTTGGAGAACATGGATACCATAATACATCTGCCATGTTGAGTGTGGAATATCGTTTCTGATGTGTCTTTACATTATAAATATCCTTCACAAAATATTGTTGATAAGACATGGTTAGGTGGTGAGCTGCCTCGGAAAATATGACGACAGTAATGATTTCTAAGAGATTTGAAATGCGTTGATAACAAAATCTGAAATATAGGAGTCTGTTTAGGATTGTGTGTAAATGCCTTTTCTCAAAAGTAACCGTCCAGGCGGTCACTGAATCCGATAATAAAGCGGCTTATTGCCATACCCCAGTCCTTCAACGGCATCGTCCATTTCGGGGACGATGCCTGTATTGCCAGACACACCACTTTTTTCACCGGCTCGTCTGTCGGAAACACTTACGCTTTTTGATCGCATGGCGGATCACGCTGTTTAGCGACCCGATGGCATTCGTCAGCGACAGCGACAACTCTTACCGCTGGAACGAAGTGGATAAGCGCTTCAGTGTCGACGACACGCCGAACGAGCCGAACCGCTTCGGCTGGGTGGGGGAAATCGATCCATATGGTTATTTTTCAGAAAATAATAAGAACATCTGTGCTTTATATAACCAGATAAAACCACGCAATAAGCATAAATATTAAAGGTGATAATACTTTTATTTATCACTTCGGTTATATTCAATAAACATAATAACTTTCTCTGAAATCACAGGTCCGGCCATTGCAGTTGTTTCAGACGTTGATTAGGATGCCAGTGCATTTGCAGGGATGGTTTGTGTATCCACCGGGTATAATGCGTGACATCATTAATTTCAACACTGACTGTGCGATTGTCTGTTATGCCTGCCCACAGGGTAGGCTTTTTTTCTGCATGCAGGAAAAGAATCACTGAAAAAATGGAAGCAGGTAAGAAAGAGTGCTGACCAGGATATTATTTCATCCGTTCACTGGCGAGATGATAAACGTTGCTGCGTTCACGTTTACCTACTGCGACGACCGCAATAATTAACATATCATCAATAACCTGATAAACCAGACGAAAACCTGATGCGCGAAGTTTGATTTTATAGCAGTCCTTTAATCCACGTAGTTTTGCAGAAGCTATATGAGGATTTTCACTGCATTTTTTCAGTTTTTTTGCGAACTGCTGCTGAATGGTCTTGTCCAGTCTGAGCCATTCTTTCAGTGCATCATCCCGGAATTTTACTGTATAAGTCATAAATAACTGTCCAGGTCCACATCATGCAGAGGCTGACTGCTGCGTTCAGTAACCAGTTTTACCAGCTCTTGGTCATCCAAGGCATCAAGCATTCTTTCATAGAGCTCAGCAGGGACACAGTAGAATGCTGGCTGATTCCGGTTAAGAATGGCAACAGGATACCCCTCTCCGGCACTGACAGTTGCCATCGGATTTTTTTTCAGCTCACTGACGCTTGCACTGGTGTCAGACAAAATGATACTGGGCATAACACACCTCTGAGACTATTTAACAGGTCTTCAGATTACACCCTGAAAGACTGCTTAACAAGTCTGTTTGATGTTAATGTGCGCCGTCACTCTTCAGTTGTCCTGATGCCGCGCCAGCGGCATGGAAGGCGGCACTCTGTTGTTTCATATGATACCGGAGTAAAACCGCCGAAGCCCGGCGTAAGCCGGTACTGACTGATAGATTTCACCTTACCCACCCCCGGCCCTGCTAAGCCATACCCGTTTTCAGCCATGACAGAGCCTTTGTGCGCGGTCGGAGTGGTCCCGACGAGGGTTTACCCGAAGTTGGGGCGTATCTCCGCGTTAGCGGGCCGTGAGGGCCGCTTACGAGCGTGTACTGAGGACTTCCAGCCAGAAGACTGACAGCGATGACAATGTACTTACAACATTCATAATTAAAAGCGATGTTGTTCCCGCCCTTCGGGCGGGGGCGGCGGCGCTTTTCAGTTATGAGGGGGGGTACAGTGCTGTGTTTGTGTGGTGTTTTTTATTCCTGATGTTTTTTTGTTGTGGTTTCAGAACGGTGAGATTCGGGGCCCGCGCGTTAGCGTGGGAGGTGCTCCTGTTCTTGGTACTGATGGCACTCCAGTTATGCGCGATGCCCTTAAACTGGCAGATGAAGCCACTATCACGGCACGTATGAATGCAATCCCGCACTCAAATTACCGTGCAGTCGTGTTTACCAAAGAACAATACGCCCGCATTCCGCTACGTGATGACACCGTAGATGAGCATGCACAGGATATGCTTTATGACTTCGTTGCTGCCGGGCGCGTAGCCAGCGCAATGGACTCCGACTCCCACCGCAAAGAGGCCGCGCGTCGCCGGGTCGCCAGACGCCAGAGGCGATCTGTTCGCAAAGTTGTTCAGCCAGACGCTGGTATTTTTTATTCTGGTTTCTCGTCGGTCAATGCAGGTGAGCCTCGCAGTGTATAACAGTGAATAAAATTCACAACGATTTGCAAACTGTTATGGTTAAATATGTCTGTTCTGTTTCTGCCCCTCATTGCCTCACACGCTTAGAATTGCGCTGAATCAATTTTTAATGCGGAGTCAGGCATGTTTGGTCTTGATGCGTATCACCTGGCAAGGATCCAGTTCGCCTTTACAGTTTCATTTCACATTATCTTTCCGGCGATCACCATTGGGCTTGCCAGTTATCTGGCGGTGCTGGAAGGCCTTTGGCTAAAAAGCAAAAATCCGGTCTGGCGCTCGTTGTACCACTTCTGGTCAAAAATATTCGCCGTAAATTTCGGCATGGGCGTGGTTTCCGGTCTGGTGATGGCCTATCAGTTCGGCACCAACTGGAGCGGTTTTTCGGAATTCGCAGGCAGTATTACCGGGCCGTTGCTTACCTATGAGGTGCTGACCGCTTTCTTCCTTGAAGCCGGATTCCTCGGGGTGATGCTGTTTGGCTGGAATAAAGTCGGTCCGGGTTTGCATTTCTTCTCAACCTGCATGGTGGCGCTTGGCACCCTCATTTCCACCTTCTGGATCCTGGCGTCTAACAGTTGGATGCAAACGCCGCAGGGGTTTGAGATCGTCAACGGCCAGGTTGTGCCCGTGGACTGGTTCGCCGTTATCTTCAATCCTTCGTTCCCTTATCGGCTGCTGCATATGTCCGTCGCCGCATTTCTCAGTAGCGCGCTGTTTGTCGGCGCTTCGGCAGCCTGGCATCTGCTGCGCGGCAACGCAACGCCAGCCATTCGCACGATGTTTTCCATGGCGTTGTGGATGACGCTTATTGTCGCGCCGGTGCAGGCGTTAATCGGCGATATGCATGGGCTGAACACCCTGAAACATCAGCCAGCCAAAATCGCCGCGATTGAAGGTCACTGGGAAAACCCGCCGGGTGAGCCCACGCCGCTGCTGCTGTTTGGCTGGCCGGATATGGAACAGGAACGCACCCGCTATGGACTGGCGATCCCGGCGCTGGGAAGCCTGATCCTGACGCACAGTCTGGATAAACAGGTTCCGGCGCTAAAAGAATTCGCCAAAGAGGATCGCCCTCACTCGACGATCGTGTTCTGGTCGTTTCGCATCATGGCCGGCCTGGGCATGTTAATGATCCTGCTAGGGCTCTGTGCGCTCTGGCTGCGCTACAGGCAGCGCCTCTACACCTCGCGCCCGTTCCTGCGCTTTGCGCTATGGATGGGACCCTCGGGGCTCATCGCCATTCTCGCGGGCTGGGTGACCACTGAGGTCGGACGCCAGCCGTGGGTGGTGTACGGTTTACAGCGTACTGCCGACGCGGTGTCGGCCCACGGCGATTTACATATGAGCATTTCGTTGCTCGCTTTCTTTGTTGTCTACAGCTCAGTCTTTGGCGTCGGCTACAGCTATATGATTCGCCTGATCCGCAAAGGCCCGCTGGAAGATGATTCCGCGCCGCCGCCGGGCACCCCCGCCAGGCCGCTTTCCGCCGCCGTCCTCGATTCTCAACATAAGGCACATCGCTAATGGGTATTGATTTATCGGTTATCTGGTTTGTGATCATCGTTTTCGCCACGCTAATGTATATCGTGATGGATGGATTCGATTTGGGTATTGGCATTCTGTTTCCTGTCACACGAAACGCAGAGGATCGTGATGTGATGGTCAATAGCGTCGCGCCGGTGTGGGACGGTAATGAAACCTGGCTGGTGCTGGGCGGCGCGGGGCTGTTTGGGGCTTTCCCGATGGCCTATGCGGTTATTATCGATGCGCTGACCATTCCGTTGACGCTGATGCTGATCGGACTGATTTTTCGCGGCGTGGCCTTCGAGTTTCGCTTCAAGGCCACGCCAGCCCACCGCCCATTTTGGGACCATGCTTTTCTCGGCGGGTCGATTCTGGCTACCTTCGCCCCAGGGATCGTGGTTGGCGCAGTGATCAACGGTTTCCCGGTGACCGGTCGCAGCTACAGCGGCGGGCCGTTCGACTGGTTAACCCCCTTCACTCTGTTCTGTGGCGTCGGACTGGTCGTTGCCTATGCGCTCTTAGGCGCAACCTGGCTGGTGATGAAAAGCGAAAATCCGCTTCAGGATAAAATGCGCAGCGTCGCGAAAAAACTGCTGCTGGCCCTGCTGTTGTCAATTGCGATAATCAGCCTCTGGACACCGTTAGCGCATCCGGCGATCGCCGACCGTTGGTTTACGCTTCCCAACCTGGGCTATCTGCTGCCGGTTCCGGTGCTGGTGATCGCGTTCAGCGTCTGGTTATGGCGCACACTGGGTCGTCCGGAAAACCACACGTTTCCGTTTGTGCTGACGCTCGGGCTAATCTTCCTTGGTTTCAGCGGCCTGGGCATCAGTATCTGGCCGCACATTATTCCGCCTTCGGTTACCCTCTGGCAGGCAGCCGCCCCCGCCCAGAGTCAGGGGTTTATGCTGGTCGGTGCGCTGCTCATCATTCCGGTGATTTTGGTGTACACCTTCTGGAGTTACTATGTGTTTCGCGGCAAAGTGCAACATGGCGAGGGGTATCACTGATGCAACATTCTCTCTGGAAACGCCTGATGTGGCTGGTCATCCTTTGGGGCGGCAGCGTGTTGGCGCTGGCGGCGGTGGGCATGTTTTTTCGCCTGCTCATGACTGCGGCGGGGTTTAAAGCGCATTAAGCGGACACCTCGCCGGATGTCGGCTTTGGGCCAGGCGTTAACCGGCGGAAATAAATACCAACACAAAGGCCCGGTAAACGCCACCGGGCTGATGTCGCAAAGGATTAAGGTTTACGCTTCGGCAGCGTTTTCATCGGATCTTCCGGACTGACGGAACCCACCACGCTGCCCGGCAGCGGCATTTTAAGAATGTGATCTTTAATCTTGCCGATAACGTGCATTTCACACGGGCGACAGCCAAATTTCAGCGTCAGCACCTCATCACCGTTGACCAGTTGCATTGGCGTCGCTTTCCAGCTTTTGATGTTACCTTTCGCCTGTTTCGGGCAAAGATTAAAGGCAAAACGCAGGCAATGCTTGGTGATCATCACAGGCACATCGCCCTTTTCTTGATGCGCTTCATACGCCGCGTCGATCAACTGTACGCCATAACAATGGTAGAACTCACGCGCCTTCTGGTTATAGACGTTTGCCAGAAAACTCAGATGCGTCTGCGGGTAGACCGGCGCGGGATCGGAGGGGGCGGTTTGGGAAACGGAAATTATTGTACGTTAGGAGCATTTTTTAATCGATACTGATAAGTAACTGATTGATTTATCGTAATCAGCTATTGCCTTTAAGTTATTGCTTTTCTCTTATCGCATTTAGCTTATCTCATTTCCCTAAAGGTCTGCCAAAGACCGTATAGCGTTGGAGTACACCCTACCGCAATAGCGCAACCGTACAATATTGTACGTTTCCCAAACGAAGCCCAGGATCTCCGATATCCTCCGTTCAGATAAGTCAGAAATGGAGAACGCCGACGCCAATGATATGATCGAAATGCAGATGTATACCGCGAAGGATGACGGTGAACGTCTGGCAATGATGCAGGTTCAAATGGATAAGGCGAAAGCCGCGCAACGCGCTCGCCAGAAAGAACAGGCTACTATCGACCTTCAGAACTACATCAAGGCGCAGCACGCAGCTGGTGAGGATGTGGAGGTACTTACCGCTGAATTAGAGCGAAGCAAAGCGGAATTTGAAAAGACCACCGCCGAGGTAGCTAAATTCAAACAGGCGGTAATGGCCAAAGCAGCTGATAACGCAGACTGGAAGGCCCGCTGGGGGAGTGTCCATCACACAGACCGTATGTTGTTAGCACAGTATCGCGCGTCGTTGAAAAGCGCCATTCAGCGCAAGGCTAATATCTCTCAAGCCATCTCCCGCTATGAGAAATTATTGAACCGTACTCAGAAGGCCGCGACGGATATCAAACGCCTGCGCCCGCTGGTGGAGGATGCAATAAATAAAGGCATTCTGGATGTTGATCCTGACCTGGTTAACCATGCGAGTGAGTTCCTTGTTATCGGCGATCGCTCATGGCGTGTAGGCCAATACTACGATTGTGCCGGTGATATCGTTCGCATTAAGTCGCTGGACTTCGACAGCCAGCGCGCAGACGTGGAGATCATCTTTACCTTCAAAGGCACCAAATCGGGTAACTGGGATGTGAAGACGCTGGATAACAGGTGGATGTAACTCCCGATGAAGATGCTGTTATGCAGAAAATCAGTGGTGGCGTCTCCATCGCCGGGATTAACGACATCATTTCCTGTGACGATTTCTACCGTTTCCAGCAGCGCGGCATGATCAAAATCACTGACTCATACGGCGTTCAGACTACAGAGTCAGGCTATAGCATTGATTTTGTTGGTACCTATACGGACCCACTGAAGCATGCGGTTTACCCGGATCGCCGTGACGGCGCGCTGAAGTCGTCAATTGCTAAATGGGTGCTTGGTATGATGTCGGAAGGGAATAACCGCCAGGTCCGTTTGGCAGAAGTATTCCTGACTGAACTGTTTGGATCCAATTATAGCGATGTAATCGCGTCATACGGAGATACGCTATCCCCTGAAGCAATTCAGGAGAAAATAGCGGATGCGATCGCAAAAATGCCGGAGAAAACAAGTCAGGGGGCTACTCGTAACGGGGATTCTGAACTTGAGGTCACCAATGCCATTTTCGGTACCAATGAGTTCCGGGCGTCAGATTATGAGATCACCACAACACAGTTTGGTCCCATTGGCATTTACAGCAATAAAGACGAGATCAAGCAGGCAATGGACGCAGCAAGCGCGCGCATTGCAGCAGAACGGAAAGCCAATCTGAATCATGCAGTCGCCGCGCTGACTCAATCGTGGGTAACAGCAATCAGGGAGGCCGCCACCACAGGGAAAATCACACCGGCAATTGCGGATGTCGTAAACGACGGCTCTAAATTTATGGATGCCTATCAAATGGATGCGGTGCAGTTGCCATCAGCCTATGGCCAACTCAGCTATCGCATGACCTACAACCTGGTATCAATGTTTTCCGACCTTGCCATCCTTGGGCTGGTGGCTCTTAACGATGTTACGCCGGAATTGCTCAGCATGCGCAAGAATCATGTGGAGATATTGCAGAGAATTAACACGGTTCTTGCCGGGCGCACCGATGAAGAGAAACAGGCCGACGCTGATCGGATAAACCTGGCCCTTGGCAACATCACGGAGGAAGAAATTGCCGCCAGAAACGAGAAACAAGAAGAGTTATCATCAATACAGGGTGATGCCACCAGCATAGCTCAGTCTCTTGGTCTGAATTATCGCGTATCCACCGCCGACCTGAAGATGATGTACGCACCAAAATTCGCCGCTGGCGAGGTATTTGGGCTTCAGGAGGCGTCCGGCATGAAAGGCATTCTTTTCCGTGCGAAAGACGCAATCAAGGCGAAATTCGGCGCTCGCTGGCTGCCAGCGAAGGCAAAGAACAGCGATTTCCCGGGTAACTGGTGGATTATCGAGACAAAACACAACGTGGCGGACGTTCTGGCCGTCATCCAACAATACGCATAACAGGAGCGCCCGGTTCGCCGGGCGTCGCATAATATGGCCACACTATCTGATACAATAAAACCGAATAAAACATATCTTGAAGCGGTACTCCGTACAGCGTTGTTAGGAAAGACAGAAGACGAATACGTTGATTTCTTCCTGTCAGGGCTACGCGGGCGATTACTGAAAAATCCCCGTCTGTACCGCAGCTATGGCCCATACTGGCCGGAAATTAAAAAATTATTACTGGAGCGCGGTTATGGTAATTTCGGTCGTCTCGTTGACCGTGACGTTCGCAAAATTTACCGTTATGACCGCCCGGCGCTAACACTCATAGCCGCGACGCTCTACAGCCAGGAGCGTTTTGATAATGGTCAGATATACTCAGCCTAGCATTTACTGCCAGTGCCTGAAGAAGTTGACGACCAGGACTATGAGTTTGAGTCTTACGATTTGGAAGTTGAAGCCTTGGCACAGGCTGGAGAGAAAACTTGAAAAAGCGATACTACACAGTAAAGCATGGGACGCTACGAGCATTACAAGAGTTTGCTGACAAGCATAACGTTGAGGTGCGCAGGGAAGGGGGAAGTAAAGCTCTGCGCATGTACCGCCCGGACGGGAAATGGCGGACGGTCGTCGATTTCAAAACTAACAGTGTTCCCCAAGGTGTCCGCGATCGGGCATTCGAAGAATGGGAGCAGATCATCATAGATAACGCATTGCTTCTGAATGCTGATTAATAATCATTTAAAGCCCATATGATATGGGCTTAAACAACAGGATCGACATACAGTGTTAGTTAAATATATAGGCGAGAGTTATATGGATAAACCTTGGCCGGGCATGCACATTAGAACATCTTGTCTGGAGGATGGTTTCTTTAGAGCAACGCAACCAAAGTATCTTAATGATCCGTCGAGTGAGTCGCGACTTCTTCCATTTTTTAATAAATTTTCACCAGCCGATTACGCATGGGCTAGAAATGAATTTAAGAAAATGCAACGAGATCCATCTTATGTCCCATCTATACAAGAGTTAGAGTATTATTTAAAACCTTGCGGGAAACGATACGGAGAGGATTTTCCACACTTGTTAATCAATGAAGGTTTTACCTCAATGGATTCATATGATGAATCTAAACTCCAAGAAATAGTAACGTACCTTAACGATTATTTAGTAGAAGCCGTAAGCTGTCATCTTGGTGTGTTCTCTCTATCAAAAAGTGATTGCAATCTACACATGTGGAATCATTATGCATCGATAGGAAAGGGGTTTGCTGTAGTTTTCGATGAAACACACGATTTTTTCAAAATATATCGGCCGTGTGATGTTAGTTATAATCCAGAAGATAGAGCATCTGTAACCTATTATAAAGGCGCTGTGCGATTTAATGGCTATCCTGCGCCATCGAGGAATATAGATATAAAGAATAAAGATAATACATTGCATGGGATCTTAAATCGAGATTCAGTTCGCGAGCTTTTTATTAATAGGCTTCTTTATACAAAAGGTGAAGAGTGGCTTCCTGAAAATGAAAGTAGAATTATTTTTCCATTGGCTGATTGCGAGAGAAAAATAGGAAGCATTGTCTCTCCATCGATTGATGACTGCCTATTAAATGAGTATCCTGATGTTTTTCATGACTATCATGAAATTAACTTAAAGAAAATTCCTTTTTCTGCATTCAAGCAAATTACCTTAGGGTATAACATGACTGAAAAAGATAAAAATATAATTTTAGATAAAGTTAGTTCGAATAAAGAATTGTCTCACGTCAACGTATTACATTCAAAACTTGATATATACGGAAAGGTTGTGGTTAAGCCCATGTAATAATACGCTTATGTCTACACTTCATGATAAATACCTTCCTTAACTTAGGAAGGTTAGTTGTAGGTTTACGCAGAAAGTAACAAATAACCTTCGTAGGTTATAGAATATTATTCTTTCCGGTGAGTATTCCTTGAGGAACTCTAGCGCATCCCATAATTTGAGTTTTCTTGATGATGTTTATATATGACGCTATCAGCGATGAGTCATCACGACTATCCACTTCACAAGCCATTGCCCTGATGTAGTCGGCGCTGGCAACGTTGTTGTATTCCGTCGCAAAGCAACAGAGTAACGTCAGAACATGCTCTGTCGTTATTTCGCTCCAATTGATGTTGAAAAATTCATCGCCTTTTTTATCGTGTTCGGAATCGAAGATGCTTTGGTGGAGGATGTATTTGCCGGATTCCTTGCGCGGTAACTTGATTGCTTTCTGGCGTTCCAGCTCCTTATAAATCTGCATTGCCTCAATTAGTACCGGCCTGCCGTTCATGAAGGGATCGCGCAACCTTACACGCTGGCCAACTCGACCAGTAATAAAGCTGTTTTCCTCTTCCACCAGCACGATAAAACCCTTTTCCTCTTTTTCTCGCAATTCGCGCAGCAGCTGGAGTTCCATGTCGCGGCGGCGTTCAGGGTAGCTGGTCCGCTCAGCCATTATCAGCTCGTTATTGATCCATGCAGCAGTCATTGACGCCGGTTTGCCGACGCTCATCGAAACAACGCATATTTTCTTATCCATAGCGCCCCTACAAAAAAGAAAAGCCACCAGCGGCGGCTTAGCAATACAACTGAAGGTAGCGCCCGGTACTCAGACTGTGCCGTCCATGGAATATTTGAAAAGGGATCCATCCGTACCGGGCGTGTGATGATTCTGACTGAAGTCACTTGTCAGTTGTCAATCATTTATCATTAAAAATAATATATTTATTAGTGCATGATGTTTGCCATCTCATAGGCGTCAGCCAGTAACTCCATCTCTGACTTGTTCAGCAGGGTGAATTCTTTCTTGCCTCCAACCACACCATCGGCATGAACAGGGACCAGCCAGGGGTATTTTGCTCTTACTTCAGCCGGTGCTGCATGCTGGTGGTGCCATCTACAAAGTGGCAATTGCTTTTTATGACAACCCGGCGCGGTACGACCAGCGATATGGTGCAGAGACACCTCATTAGATATTACTCCATGCATATAGCAGGCAATGCAGGGGAGAGCGCCAAGAGCATTGGCGATGCGCCGTTCCTCCGCCGTTGGTGTTCTCCCCTTCAAGCCACGAGATTTTATTTTTACAGCGCTTTTCCGCGTTTTGCTGGCTGGTGGGCGCTCTTTCTGTTTAGCGATACGGCGGTCGATAGTATCTCGCATTTTCTGATATTGAGATTCTCGCCAGACCGGATCAGCCAACTTCTCCCGTTGCCGAGCGATCGCTCGTTCTCTGGCTGCCTTCTGCCACTTGCGGCACTGTTCAATTTTTTGTTCGATTGTTTTCATATGGTCAAAAAAAGGCGGCCTAATGGCCGCCTATGATGTCAAGGAGTTAAGTAATGGCACGTCTTCGTAGTTGACAAAAACTGCGGCTCAATTATAGCAATCAATTAGAGCAATGGTAGATATTTTGTTTATCGCGAATCACATTTTTTCACTTCAGTACCTGTGTGCTATACTCCTTCTTGATTGATTGGATGCGGAATACAAACCCGCTCTTTTGTGCAGCCTGGCTCCTTGCCAGGCTTTTTTTTATTTCATCATGGAAGCTGTTAACGCTTTGGACCTTGCTGAACTGATTGTGAGGGCTTTGTTAACGAGCCCCAGAAATTCGACAAACTCAGACATCACTTTACCAAGACCGCGCCGTGCTTCTTCCTCGGTGGCATTCATTACGAAATGTTCAGCACTACGCATACTTTTGACAGGAAACGCAACGGATATTGAGTCAATATCAGGCATTCTATCGCTCAGCTTTACAGTGACAATGACGGCTGGCGACTGAATATTAGTGCTTACAGACAGCACTACATATTTTCCGTCGATGTTGAAATCCTTTCTCATATGCCACCATAAATATCAAATAATTAGAGCAATTTATTATGCGTTGACGGCTAATCACCATCTTCCAGCAGGCGCACCATTGCCCCCGTTTCACTATCCAGATTACGGATATAGTTCATGACAATATTTACGTTGGTCCAGCCACCAGCTTGCATGATCTCCGGTATTGAAACTCCGGCGCGGGCCATATCTCGCGCGGCTCCGACACGGGCACTGTGTCCAGACCAGGCCAGGTACCTCTGACCAGAGTCATCCTTAGCCCCGTAAATCAATCGGTGAGTTGCTTCAAAAATCCCTTCCAGGGCGCGAGTTGATAGCTGGCTGGTGGATGATGGCGAGGCAACACCATTTTTTCTGACCCGGCAAAACAAGTAGTTATTCGGATCATCAGCCACACCAGAGACAGAAATCCATCGCTCGACCAGTTTAGTTACCCCCAGGCTAAGTGCCTTCTCTACACCTGCGGTGCTAACCAGCGTTTTCGTTCTGCCAATATGGATTAACATTCTCCCACCGTCAGTACGTGAGATATCTTTAACCCTGATCCTGGCAATTTCGGCTATACGTAACAGGGTGTTATAAGCAATCCCCAGAAATGCCAGATTACGTATATCCTGGCAGCGATCGCTATTTTCCATGAGTGAACGAACCTGGTCGAAATCAGTGCGTTCGAACGCTAGTGCCTGTTTTGCACGTTCACCGGCATCAACGTTTTCTTTTCGGATCCGCCGCATGACCAGTGAAACAGCGTTGCTGTCACTTGGTCGTGGCAGCCCGGACCGACGATGAAGCATGTTTAGCTGGCCCAAATGTTGCTGGATAGTTTTTACTGCCAGACCGCGCGCCTGAAGATATAGAAGATAATCGCGAACATCTTCAGGTTCTGCGGGAAACCATTTCCGGTTATTCAACTTGCACCATGCCGCCCACGACCGGCAAACGGACAGAAGCATTTTCCAGGTATGCTCAGAAAACGCCTGGCGATCCCTGAACATGTCCATCAGATTCTTGCGAACCTCATCACTCGTTGCATCGACCGGTAATGCAGGCAAATTTTGGTGTACGGTCAGTAAATTGGACATTTAACACTCAGATAATGGTTTTAAGTAAAGTGTACAGGATCGGCTCTGCCTTTACCTGTTTATGGTTCTCGTCATAGAAACGCCAGCGACCGCGCGTGCGTTCTATTTTCTCTTCACCGCGCGATAATGACAGTTGACAACTATCACAATCAACCCCTTTTGCCCGCCAGTAACCACGGTTTTTCTCAAGCTCAATATGAGTGGACACTTTAGCAGCTGAATATCCCATTTTTCACCTCTGATTGATTGGTGGTGCTAAGTGCGCTACGCGAAATCTGGAGCACTAACACTGCCAACATTTCGCAGATTTTACGTAGCGCAACCTTGATCAAATGATCACTATTTGACCTGATAAGGTATTGAACTGTATGGATTTACAGGTAAATTGATCATGTTCAATAACCCTTAAGATAACTTCGTATAATGTATGCTATACGAAGTTATTAGGTCTGAAGAGGAGTTTACGTCCAGCTGCGCATAAAAATCAAGAATTATTAGAGCAATAAATTTTGAGAGAAAAATCCCACTCCACCAGCCAAAAACTGGATTGTTTTTCATAGTTGTTTGACAATTGCTCTAATAAATTATAGTTTTGCCGCCGTTTCGTAATACGACTTTGGATTCACTATTTAATGTGTCTTCAGCGTTGTAGAGCGGCTCAGAAGGAAATGAGCAAACAGGGAAACCTTATACAACGGCATTACAGCTATGCATTGCTCATCTTACACACAGCGCAATGTTGTTAGATTACCCCAGCATGGATCATGGGTGAAACAGTAGGTCAGAGCTTCAGGCTCTGTGTTGTCAATACAGTGAGGCATAATTATGGCTTTCATTCCACCAACCATCGACGACGTTAGACATTGCTCTAACGCTTTATCTGTAGACCCCGCCGAAACCGACGCTGCCCGCGCCATTGCTGAACACTACTCAAAGATATCCAATCAGGAGTACCGCATCACCCAAGACGACCTGGATGATCTCACTGACACAATCGAATATCTCATGGCCACTAACCAGCCAGACTCACAATAAATGCACTAATAAATCTATTATTTTCGTTGGATCCTTCTATAATGGTGGCCAACAACTCCCAGTGTAATCCGCTGTGAGTTGTTGGCCATGTCAATTCTGGAGGAGGATCAATGATAAATTATGTCTACGGCGAACAACTGTACCAGGAGTTCGTCAGCTTCAGGGATCTCTTTCTAAAAAAAGCTGTTGCACGCGCCCAACACGTTGATGCCGCCAGCGACGGTCGTCCTGTACGCCCGGTTGTCGTTCTGCCGTTCAAAGAAACTGACAGCATTCAGGCTGAAATTGATAAATGGACTTTAATGGCGCGGGAACTGGAACAGTACCCAGACCTCAATATCCCAAAGACTATTTTATATCCAGTGCCTAACATCCTTCGCGGTGTGCGTAAGGTTACGACTTATCAGACAGAAGCTGTGAACAGCGTCAACATGACCGCTGGCCGCATTATTCATCTGATTGATAAGGACATTCGCATCCAGAAAAGCGCAGGGATCAATGAGCACAGTGCGAAATACATAGAGAACCTGGAAGCAACAAAAGAGCTAATGAAGCAGTACCCGGAGGATGAAAAATTCCGTATGCGCGTACACGGCTTTAGCGAGACAATGCTGCGCGTCCATTACATTTCTAGTAGCCCTAACTACAATGATGGTAAATCAGTTAGTTACCATGTGCCGCTATGTGGTGTGTTTATCTGCGATGAAACTCTCCGTGATGGAATTATCATCAACGGTGAATTCGAGAAAGCAAAATTTAGCCTTTATGACTCTATAGAACCGATCATCTGCGACCGCTGGCCGCAGGCAAAAATATATCGCCTGGCAGATATTGAAAATGTAAAAAAACAAATTGCCATCACTCGCGAAGAGAAAAAGGTCAAATCAGCCGCATCAGTTACGCGCAGCCGTAAAACTAAGAAGGGGCAGCCAGTAAACGACAACCCCGAAAGCGCGCAATAGTTTCCATCCGGCATGGTCAATGAGTTATTCATTAAGCCATGCCAGAGCTTCATCAACCTGCGCTTCGTCTTCGACGCTAAGCACTTCATCCTGGGGAACATAATCCGCCAGCATAGCGAAACAATATGTATCCCAATGGTCTGGTGAGTGCAGGTTGAGTTTTTTCTTCATATCCTCCTTACTCATCACCTTCCATTGACCTGCGGAGTTAATCCCTACAGGGATTTTCGACGCTTCCTCAATAGTTTCATTACCCTTATCCAGTCTCATACGACCAGATTTTACGGCCTCTGCGGCTTGAACGTTGGCATAAGCACGTTTATCAAAGTACAGGCTCTTATCTTCACGGCTATGCATCTTTTTACCCCAGCGTATACGCTGTACGGTAATACCATAATACTCGTACATCAGATCCGCCGTTGCTTTACCCAGGCCATCGCCGTCTATCGCTATGGTGATATTTGGGAATCGCTCAGGATTACATTCTGCGAAAATTTTGGCGGCAAGCTGCGTTTCTGTAACGTCTGTGTATTCCAGCATTCGATAGTTGATTACACGGCGTTTATTTCGCTGGCCGGACACCATCATGATATTGATAACGGACTTATCCCGTCCCGTACCACCAGCAACGTCCACACATGCAAGCCAGCCCCATCCTTTTGCAATCTTGACTTTCCGCCGCGTCGCACGTTCAACCTCATCACGTCCAAGAAGGAAGCCATCCTGTGATTTAGGGAATAGTCCGCGTACCTTAATCATGTACATAGGGTTATCACGCCCGCCGTACTCCGCCAGCTTCATTTTGATAAATGCTGGCGTTACCAGCGGTGATTCCTCACTATTAAGCGTGATCGCCGTATAAACGCCATCAGGGTTACCAGGACGCTTGGCCAGTTTATGGTGAGTATCGTAGAAATAGCCGCTTGGGCGTGTAGGCTGTGACAGTAATAAGATGCGGTTATCCTGTCCGGTAAGAGCACCGGTGATGATACCGAAAGCTCTATCACTGACACCGGAGGCTTCATCGATAATATACAGAAGATGATCTGCGTGTTCACCGGCGAGAGCTTCTTCACTTCCCAGACGAAAGCCCTTCGGTACTACAGTCCATACACCTTTACCAGTAACCTCATAGAAAGCGGTTTCTGTCAGAACAAAATAATCAGCAAGCCATGGAAAACGGCTGGTGGCAGTAGCCCAGTTTATCTTGATGTACTTGAATATACCGGTCATTACCTGCTGAATTTTGTTCGCAACGATAATGGCGCGGGCACCGGGATACATGATTATGAACAACATGATCATGATAGAAGTCATGTCTGATTTCCCGGTACCGTGACCAGACGAAACAGATGTCTTGCTACCCTGTTCCTGCACAGACTCAATAATCAGATCCTGCTGCCAGGTAGGTGTTTTGCCGAACAAAACATCAGCGGCCGCAATCCAGTCATAACGATATAGCGCCACCAGCTCGCGCCAACGTGGATCCGTTACGCAACTTCTGGCCATTAATCATCATCCCCGTATAGCTTGCGGGTAACTTCTTCGTCTTCCTCCTCGTCTTCGTCCAGGTCTTGTTCCAGCCATGGGTCGTTTGATACACCTTCAGTATCAACATCTCCATAACCGCCTGTATCAACGATATCGGCGATTTCTTCCCTACGCTGCTCAATCCACAATGCGGCATCGGCGCGGCGGTTGGCGGCCCGTTCTCGCGCAACTTTGTCCAGATCTTCAAGAGAAGGGCCACCGACGGCTGTTTGCCTTTCCTCATCATCGGTATTGGTCTTAGGAGCACGCAGATCGGCTTTGATTTGCTCCAGCATCAGGGGCGGTACTTTCCCTCCATGCGCCTCGATGAATTCAGCTGCCTCCAGCACTGACCAGTTGTTTTCACGCTTTCGTTCGTATGCCAGCTTAACAATGCCAGCTTGCCCCATAGACAAAGCGTGCTTTTCCGCCTCCCGGCTTTCTTTTCGATAGTTATTCCGGATGCTGTAAATGGTGTTGATCAGGCTGCTTATCTGCGCGGAACAGCTGTTTAGCATGCTCGCGATACGGTATTCAGGCGGAGTTCCTTCATCATCGTCTTTTTGCTGATCGCGCATTTCCTGAACCAAGCGAATACACGTATCCCTGGCGTTCTCCAGCATAAGGAGATGAGAGAGAGACTTTTCCAGAAGAGTGGTTTCCAGAACATCAGCCCCGGACCGACGCAACATAGCGCGCGCGGCCTTCCGCGCTTCAACGTTATCTATCAGGTAATCGCCAGCTTCGAATTCAAAGCGTTCACCATCATCATCCAGGGTGTCGCGTTCCAGGCGATCACGTAAGGTCCGGTGGGCGCGGGTGATCACGTCATGATCATCAGAACGATCATTTATGCGCTTATTCTGGCGCTTCGCGTTCTCGACTGCGGCACTGACAACAGCATTAACTCTTTGTTTTTCAGCCATTTCAGCCACAATGTGATCACCTGCACGTTGATCATTAGCGTGATCAATGATCATGCTTTTTAGTGGTTTTCTGACAGGCTTATTTGGCTTACGGCTGTCCGCTGTTCCGGTGTCTTCTTTGAATGCACGGAGATAACGACGTGCGGTGTTTGGGTTGAGATTAAACTCGGCGGCATATTGTGCGATGGTGTAACCACCATCTCGCGCCAGGCGAGCAAAATTCTTCTTGTGATCGTCCCAGGTCACTTATGCTTCCTTTCGTATAAAACTCTTTTTGACGCGAGGGTAACGAAAGTCACATGTCAAAAGGCCCGGAACGGGCAAGCAATCAATCAGATACGTGCGGATGTGGCATTACCGTAATGACGGTGCTGACGGACCACCTTATTGAAAAGTTGACGCGCCATCACCCAAGGCTGGTGCTCCCGGCGTTCCTTTTCGTCCTGCGTCATATAGAGTTCGTTCTGGAGTTTTTCATCAAACCGGCGCGGAGCGCGGCTGCGGCGAAAGAATTCAGGATTCAGAGAGTGGATCTGAAATCTACGTGGGCGTGTACTGTCATCAATCAAAACAGACGAATACTTAGACACAGCGATAGCCTTTAAGCGCAGATAAACATCGCGCTTATCGACATCCAGATGCGGGTATTCCTTTTCAAGAATTGCTGCGAGTTCTTTCGCTGACAGAAGAGATTTAGTGCGGATCATGTAATCCGCAATCTCGTACGATGTTATTCGTGAGTGATTTATTTCCATGAAGTGGCGTCCCTGCCAGTTAAGTAACATCCTGTCACCTACTGATTAGCCCATGTCAACTAATCAACGTGGAATATAATACCCTCGATTAAAGAAATAGCAATACATTAGAGCAATTTTATCTAACGCTCGACGAGTGACTTGTGATAGCGCCGACTCCAAGCGCGTAATCAAAGAACAATCGTTGATGCATCGCCAGCCTACCGTGCGTCTTCTCCCAATTATCGCGGTCACGCTCAATATCACGCTGGCATGACTGGCACAGAGGAATTGGGTAAATGTCATGCGCGCATAATCGACTATGACGAACGATATAAGGCGTAATGTGAGCGCCAGCTCCCGCCGCTCCACACCCACAGCATGGACGGGAAGCAACAAAGTCCATGTACTCAGGTAATTTTAGCGATTGCAGTTTTGGTATTTTGAAATGCGCCATGCCAGGGTCAGAGTCAACATCCACAGGGCATACTTTTGCACGCATCGGCGCGGCGCGTTCTTCCATCATCTGAACATATGCTGTAGCGCGATCGTCATACGGGCGAATATCCGCCTCTTTCAGAGGTCCGCTATCCTGCGTTGCGGCTTTCATCTTATTTATTGATATACGGCAAACTTCTTCCGGCATCAGGTGCATCATGTTGCGCATGAAAGCCCACCAGCACAGTTCCTGAATACTTAAATCATGGCCATCTGAAAGCCCCATTTCCTGACGGGCGACATCCAGTATCCAGTTAACGCGATTATTATGCAGCGTTTCTTTCAGCTCATTAAAACCACGCATCCGGTAATGGTTATCGTGATGCCAGCACAACAACACCGCGCTATTGTCTCGTTCTGCGTGGACAATATGGTTGTCACACCAGCTACGATCTGCGGCCTGGCATTGCCCCTCTTTCCTGCGCAACCACGCCACCAGCGCGTCAATTCCACCAATACGGCGAAACAGTTCATCGCTGTTAAAAAACGGCTGCAACGCCTCATTTGTTGCCATAGTTTGCTCGGAAACAACGAGGCCGTCGTCCATGTGCTCGATTAACTCACGCGGCACCGGCTCCATAATAAATTTACGGCCAGCCTCCACCAGCTTTCTGACTTCCTGATCCACTTTGAATGTGGCGACGCCAAGCTCTTTTTGTACAAAGGGAGTAATTACGGCTTTCACATCACACCTTTCATCACTGATTGGGCTTTATCTGCTGCCCGGCATTCTCTGTTTAAGCACAACCATTTCCTGACGGCATAACACAGCAATAGCAGTCCTGGCTCCAATTTGCTTACCAACCAGGTATTGCTTTACCTCGCGGCGACTCACGCCATCAAGAAGCATCTTTAACGCTTCACGGGACAATTTGTTGTATTTGCGTGCCATTAATCTACTCCGCAGAACCATACAATCTACGTAACGTGTCGGCGACAGAAGATACAGATATCTCGCCAGTCGCAGCCCCTACAGTAAGGTCTGCCAGTTCAGGTGAATCAAATACCTGCACCCCGTTACGGCGTAGAAATAGCAGCGCGCTGTTTAGCGCGGTACGCTTATTGGCATCATTGAATATATGCCCTCTCGCTGTAGCCACCAGGTAGGTGGCGGAGACTTCGAAAAGGTCGGTGATATCTTCGTAGGCAACTCTGGCCTGAACTCTCCCGATAATGGCCTCTGCCCTACCCGGATCTGACATTCCCGGCAGGCCGCCGTAGCGGCTTATATTCGCATCATGAAGCGCAATAAGTTCTTCCGGTGATATATGCCTCATTATCGGTTAACCAGTTCCTTGTTGGTGGAGTCCAGGGTGTCAAACAGGGATGCAAATTCAGCATCCAGCGCCGCTTTTTTGTAGGCTTCGAAAGTAGCCTTGCTGACAATTACTGCTGGCTCACGGCCTCTGCGGGTGATTTCAACCTCTTCCCCGGCTTCAACATTGTTGAGCACTTCAGAAAGGTTGCCGCGCGCGGTACGGAAGTTAATGGATTGCATAAACACCTCGTGTACTCGTTATGTGTACACAATTATAAACCTCACAGGCATAAAGCACCAGCCCTTTGCAGCTTAAATAACCGGACAATCATCAAACTCCCCACTTCGGGCATCATTGATGACATGAGTGATCACACCAAAAACAGCATTACTGCCCGTGTATCCATCGTCATCTACTGGTAACGCCTCTTTCTTCCCGGTGCTTAAATCCTCCAGGTGCTGGCGCGGATACTTCCTGTATCTCTTTATGCGATATTCACCCTCCATAGCGCACACAAGCAGCGAACCATCAACTGGAGTAAGCGAAGAATCAACCACCAGCAAAGCACCCTGCAATATTCCCTCACGGTGATGGCTATCAGCTGCCCGCATGAAGTAGGTTGCTGATGGATGCCTAATTATCTGCTGATCAAGAGAAATTCGGTTTTCAACATAATCCGCCACAGGAGAAGGGAAACCCATAGCGTTTTACCTCAAAAATACTGTTTATCTGCACAGTATACATTAAAGAAGCACCTTTGGTGCAAACACGTTATGTACATCAACCACCGCTGATGATTTTTGTGCGCTTTGCTACTATTCATCACCGCGGGATCAGCGTAACCTCGTTGCCAATCAGTTAATAAGGAATTAGCTATGCCTAATCGCATTCCTCTCGATCCTGTATTGCCCAAAAATTTTGACTGCACTCCTAACGAGAAACGCTCTAAAGCTCAGCTGGACGCCTGGTGGGACCATCCATATGGGGTTACACAACCTGACGGGAAAATTGTAGTTTATTGTCTGAATGGTGGGGCGTGGGACCGTCCATCCGTGCTTTGTTTGGCAGATAACTATGATGAAGCCTGTGAACTTGCCGAAAGACAGCAGGCAAGCTGGGTAAAAACACGGTCTGAACCGACATTCATGTTTTCAAAAGAACCGCCATTTATACTGGCGAGGATGCCGCAGCGACCGGATCATCAACAAGAAATTGTTGCTGAATTTTCCTCAAGGGATGAGATGAATCTCTTCTCATTAAAGCAGGAAGAAAGGGATCGCGTCGAAGTGTCTCCAACTCTCGACCACAACCGGATGAACCTGGCCCAGCTCGCCTGGTACAGCAAAGAATTAGAGATGTCTATTTCCCGGCTTGAAAACGAAAAAGCCGCTATCCAAATCCAGCACGAAGTAGTTCTGAACCGGATTAGAGAAATGCAAAACGATAACAGGGGATTTTGAATGGCTAAAATCGAGTACAATCGCGATCGCGGTAATTACCTGGAAATATACGATCATGAATCTCTTAACGATATCAACGATGCGTTATATGAATACTGTGAAAAAACGAGCATCACAGATGCACCTGATGCATTTGTCGAGCTGCCGGTATATCTCCGCGACATCTATGCAATACGAACACCGCCCGTATCGGTGATTCACATTGGCTATGTCCGCCTGTCCATCGAAGAAGATGAAGATCGTTATATCGTGCGCCACTATACATTGGACAGAAAAGAACTTCCTAATGAATGGAACATGAGTAATTTCTACAACGGTGAATATGGCTTAAAATCCGCTAATAATTTACGGTCATAATCTATACAGGCATGTATAACAACAACGAGCCTATTAGCTGTCAACAACGTTATTTTCTCAAATAAGAAAAAGCAGAAAACAAATTGTTTAAGGTCACAAATTGTGGCCTCAAAGGGGAGAGATGCTTATTGGCTATGGCTAAAAATCAAATTAGACACTTCATGTTGCTGTAGCTCATCAAGATCCGAGGCCACAAAACCTTTTCCGAAAAACTTCACAAGTAACTCACTAGCCGCATCATTGTCACCTATTACACGAAAGTCATACGGCAACGTCGCAAGTTGACGATGTAATCCTGCTGAGAAAGTCGAATCTAACAGCGCCCAGAATTCCCACCGCAGGATAATACTCGCCTCTTAATACTGTATATATGTTGTTACGATATGTTTTTCTGTCTCTAAAAAAAGATGTTAATAGAATGCTAACCATTGAAGGGGATAAAAATATACAATTCCAACAAACGTTATTTTTAACAATTTTTTTCTTTGCGTTGACTTTCCCGGACACCTTGTCTGACCGAAGGTGCGCGAAAGCCACTTTTTCCTTCCTGAGTTATCCACAAAGTTATGCACTTGCAAGAGGGCCATTTTCTACATATTGTGGTGGCTAACAGATAAAATGAATGTATGTAGATTAATTGAAGATAAGGAGAAAATTTGAGATGCAATCATGACGTTAATAGATAGGGTCTGCATTACAGACCCCACCCGCATCAAGGAATTAGCCGTTCCCTGATGTTTTTCCGAAAACATGTGCCGTAAGCTCACGTTAACGACTTTCATTCACCGAATCCAACTATATAGGGGTTGGGTTTCTACGTCAACGTGAGCAAGTGCACCTTTACATTTGACAAGGAACCACCTGAATGAACGCTTTTTTTCAGTTCCTGAGTGCATTTTTAGATGCGCCTATTATTAGCCAGATTCTGGCTATTATCCTCATCATCGTTTTGATTTTGCTTTTAAGGTCAGTAAAAAATGGAATTATGCACTGGCTTACTTAATGTTTCAGTGAAACATTAAAATCTCCTTGATGTGGAAACAATCATTTTCTGTATGTGCTGGTGGGCGCCTGTAGTTCAGCTTTCGTTGGCATTTAACTTCGTCTTTGCTTTCTCCACCAGCAACTTCCAGATGCCTATTTCATTAGCAGCCGCCTTGATGGCGGCATAAAAAGCATCTTGCTGATCGTAACGCTGGATCTGTTTTTTCAGTTTTGCCTCCACCAATTTAATTTCATTACGTGCTTTCTGAAGCCGCATCACCGCCCGGTTACGTCTGTTCTTGTATAGCGTGTTAATCTCTGACAATTGCTTTAATTTACCAGCCTGACTGCGGATTATCGCCTCCCTGGCTTCTGCCGTGCGTCTCATCTGATCTCTTAAGAGTTCACCGTTTTCGATAATTCTTTCAAGGTGTTTAATGTGATCTGCAACTCTCATACTTCACCCTCGCTTGTATCACCAGCGTCCACCAACGACAATAAAGCCCTGGCCATCTTATGAACCAACAGTGCATCAATAATGCCAAGCGTATGCCCCGGCTTAATGTTTAATGCTGCCTCAAGATGACACCTTTCCAGACCGCTTTTCTCAGCTTGTTTATGATGATATGGCGTAATAACGTCGCCCAAAACACGGCTAATTCTTTCTCGTAATTGCTGGGTGCCAGCACACTTGATCGCTGTATCGTGGAGACGGTTAACCAGTTCGCGATAAACATGCGGCTTAATGCGGATACGTTCACCGGTGACGCCCTTTCCTGGCGCTGGCACCGAACTATCCGGAATATCCGGATAGTTGCCAGCCTCGTAAGCTACCCGCAGCCAGTGCATGAATGTTTCAGTGGACACACAACCACAGTCCACATCGATTTTTCCGCGTTGCTGTTCCAGCCACTGCTCAAAATTCAATCTACACGTATTACTTTCATGTTGCTCTTTTTGTCTTAAGGCCAGCACCTGTTGGGCCAGTTCCAGAACGATACCGGGTGACGCTAACCTCTCAAATTCCAATAAATAGTTTGCGTCAGGATGACAAGTAGCCTCGCCTGCAAAAAATACCAATTGCTGTAAGTATGCTGTCGTTAGAGTAGTCATTTCTTTTTGCGCCATTTCTTTTCACATTCCTTAGTCCATTTTTCAATGTTCATTTTGGCAATATCAGTCATTCCATCACCTAAGAAATACTTTTTCCGGTACGTCTTGCACTTAAACCACACTACAACAGCCACCAGCCAGAAAATAAAAGGCCATACAGCAATACCAACTCCAGCCGCGATAAAGCCCAATAGCCATAAATGAAGCTCTCCAACTTCTGTTTGCGGCAATATTCTTAAAGAATTAAACAGCAGACTGAAGGAATGGTCGTATGCATTGGCGGTATAAGACATGCAATCCATATAATTAAAGTCATAGCCTGCGGCTGCCGTCCATAATGGGCGGTCAAGATAATGTTTTAGTGTCATCATATAAATTTAAGGTTCAGACCAGTTATCTTCAATAGCAATGCTTAATCTTTGTAGCCATTCTGCTAATTTCAGCATTGCTTCTCTTTCGCTTAAACCACGAGGAAAATCATCAAGCGAAATTGTTGGCTTGAAGCCCCCGTAATTATCCATTTCAACAGTCAGATTTTGCTCCAGCACGGTATTCCTTACGCGGCTATTGTGCCGAAGCAAATATACTGAACGTGATTTGTTGGTTTTATGGTCAAACTGATATTCGGTAAGTATCATCTGGCTTTTGCCATGACTATTACCTCTCCACATACTTACCTCACTTAATAAAACAACTCCATACGTAGTTGATGATTTTTTCCCACGTAATATAAATATGCACTCCAGCAGAAAAACCAAAACCTACAATTACTGAAAAAATCAAAACATTTACTTTTGACATTATAAATTTTCTCTTGGTGTCGTAGGTGATAGCACCATAATTGATAATTTAGTGAGTTAGCAGTTCCATTTTTTGGATGATTTCCGCATGAGCATCATCGTTATCAACACTTAACTCGTTTAATGCCTCTCGCACCACATCAACTTCTTCTGGTTGGAAGAAATCATCTCGGTAGTCACCAAATAGAACCGAAACAAGCCTGCCACCAGCAACATCAAGATTGGCGCTAACAGGTGGCTCTTTACCATCCTCAAATTCGACTACAAAAGTTATTTTTCCCATCGTTACCACCAGCGACAAATTGAATACAAACCCAGTGCTGCCGCCATCACAATTCCTACCGTGGTGAATGCTTCAGGCCAGCTCATTGATTCACCTCCTGCGGCGGTTCTGGTAGCGGCATCCAGAACAAGGCATTCCCTAACCACGATAAAGTGCCATCGCTCAACTCCACGTATTCCCCTTGCACCTGTCCTGCCATATACTCACCGTGCTTTGAATAAATTAAAATCCAATCATCTTGAGCGGGCATTCGCTCACTACAGCTTATCCAACTATCCGGAGTTATCGTCCCATCAATATCTACTATGACGATATACGGACGTTCCTGGTGTGCGTGTTTATTGAAAATACTCAAATGCCCTCCTCATTGGACGAAAAAAATGCTGGTGGGACGCACTCCACCAGCATTAAAAGTGACACTGTAACTATCAGCGAACGTAAATAGTGCCGCCGTTCTCTTTTTCCCATGCATCGCTACGTGCATAGCAAACATCGAGAAGTCTTCTTGCCGCTGTTTCCTCTAAACCCAATTCGACAACCAACTGCTCATGACGGCGGGTAACCACATCAAACAGGGTATGCAGCCCTTTAGCTGCCAGATCATCAATAAATTCCGGTTCGAACGGCAGCTCTGCCTCTGCCAACATAACCTCTTGCGCCCACTCAACTCGACGGACCAGTTCCGGGCGGCGGCTTTCCATCTCTTTACAGATCAATTCATGGAAGAACTCTACCCAACCTTCCGGCTGGAACTCGCGGAAAATGGCCAACGGCTGGAAGTTTGGCATCAACCATTCATTGATCCGGATATCAATGGCATAGCCCATGTCGCAGCAGAGCTGATAAGCAAAGCCCAGCTTAGAAACGATATAAGGACGCTCGTTATTGAACTCTTTAGGCGATGAGATCCCATAAGCCAGGAGGCGCGGGAAGAAGGAGATTTGCCCTAACGTCGGATGAAGTTTGCTTGCAGGGAAACGGCGCTCAGTAATGCCATACATTTCCTTCTTGAGCGTCGCAAATTTGGCATTCTCATTAACCAGCGCGGTAACCTCTGCTTTTTTATTAGCAAATGCCACACGCGCTTCGCTTGCATCTTTAATAGTTTTTTTGAGCTGTTGGTTAAGGTCGGCGACCTGCTTACGCAGTTCCTGTCGCTCGCTTTTAGCTTTGTTATAGCGTTTCTCAAGGTTAAAAGGATCAAGTTTCATGATCTCTTTATATTGAGATTTTAGCGTTGAAATCTGTGAGTTCCGCAGTTCAACCATCGCGGTCATTTCATTGAGTTTTGTTTCCAGCTCAATGCTTATACGTTCGGCATTATCAGCACGCTGGTTGGCGTCATGCGTCGCATCGTCGATCGCGTCCTGTTGCTGGCGTTTCAAATGTTCAATTTCCAGCTGAAGCTCTTCAATTTCTTTACCCTTCAGACCGAGATCCAACTGCATATTTTCAGCTGCATCTACCAGGGAGTTATGGCTATCAGCTTCTGCGTTATAAACATCAATAAGCAGTGCGTGAAGCATCTCCGCTGACTGAACCGCATTATCAAAAAAACGCGCTGTGAGGTCATCACAACTAACGCGGCGTTGCGCGGCCCGGATGTTCTGGATAATGGCCGGGATACCGGCATTCAGGACGTCAGGGATAGATACATTTTCGATTGATTGGTTTTGTGCTGAAGTGATCATTTCAAAGTTCCGTATTAGCTTGTGCTTCGGTCATTTTTCCTAAGTATGAAGGAGGAAGGACTACGCAATTTGTATCCAGTCCCTCACCTATGGCAGCCTGTAAAATTCTGGCTAAGGTGAGTCTCTTGTTGCTATACCTGGTGATGACATGCCTGATACCGCCGGTCGGCGTAACAAAGGCGATCAGCCAGTAGTGATATTTCCGTCGGAATGGCCACATAGTGCACCTTGTAGATTGCTCTAATAAAAAACGTGATGAGCGTACATCACGTTTTAAAAATATGGAATTATTAGAGTAATATTATTCTGATTCTCGCTCAAAAAATGAGCTGATAAGGGGAAGCCAATCCTCTGACACTTCGCGAGGTCGCGGTTTGCCGTGGAAAAAGATTATTCGGCAGTCTTTTGGTAATGCCCCATTCCCCCTGGAGTAACGCGCGCTCGCATATTTTGAACCAGGTTCCACAACATCGGCCTTGTAACTTACAAACCATCCTGGATACAGATCCTGAAATGCTGGTGTATCATCGCCCATAACCTTTCGTAAGAACCCCTGGTCACCCCAGCACTCAGTAGTGACACAACGAGAAATCCAACCTTCCGGATCTTGCCAGAATGAACTCCAGATATGCGCTTTAACACTATTTGGTATCCACAGGGCACCGCTGCCACGATATTGTGGATGGTAAAAATCCCTAAGCATGGTGAAGCTGGTTGGTGGATGCTCTAGGATTGGGCGTATATCACCGGCAATAACCGTGTCCAAATCCAGATAGAACAGATCATCGGTTATATCCGGTCGGAACAACTCTATTTTCGCCCACCAGCCACGGCACTTTTGCCACTGGTTGATCAATGGGACAACTTTGACGCCAGGTACATGTAAACGCTTCAGGTCTGTCAGGCAAATAATTTCATAGCCTTTTGGCAGTTGATTAACCAGCCACTGCACATCGGAAGCGTTATAGTCACCACCAGAGCGAAAAACTAAAGCAATCTTCATGCTGCACCATCACCTTTCACTTTCATCAATGTCAGGTTTCCGCAAAATACGGCACCAGTGTCGATATACTGCTGATTCCAGAATGTCTTCGGGCTTTTCACCGGAGTGTGACCAAAGATAAAACGATCTGCGCCCGAAATTTCGCCACCAATATCATCCATCGAATCACTGATACGCTCGCGCGCCCAGACAACGTTGAAAAGCGGCACCTCCTTACCGAATTGGTATTCATTATCCGGATAGTCGGCATGGGCTATAACGATAGTTTCTTGCCCGGTGTTCAACTCAATGATATAGGGCAGACGCTTTACCAGCTCCACCAGCGCCCAGGCTAATATTTCCTGATCAGTGTCCAGCATGAAGAACCATTGTCCGCCATTCATTAGCCAGTTACGCACGATTAACCAAAGATCTTCTGAACCACTTCACGCGCTGCCTGTGCAGACGTGGATGGAAGTTTATTGATAAACGACTTTTCGATGCCGGCAGAGAAATCACCGCGCATCATTCCGATTTTGGCGGACAGCAGCAGCTCACGAGGCCCGATTGGCTGGCTAATCTGATGCTTTTCATAACCTTCACGGATAAGATTCGCGAACTTCACCATCTTCTCGGCGTATTCGCGGATGACGCCTGCTTCAGCCAGCATGTTGACTTCTGCCTTCGTACTCATGTACTTCACGTTTGAAACAATGCCAAAACGCGAGAAGTTCGCTGCGTTCTGGATGTTTGTGCCTTGATAGAGACCTGTTTCGTCGCCAGAGCCGTTAGTGTTGCCAGTGCCAATGAAGGCAAAGCGTTTATGCGGGGTGATGCGGCGCCAGTCCGCAGTTGCCTCTTTGATGATCAGCGGCTCTCCTTCAAGAACTGGCTGATACACACCCAGAATCTGCGGGAACGCGAAGTCATATTCATCAGCGAGGTAAACCCAACCATTTTTCATCGCCAGCGCTAGTAAACCCGGTTCGAAATAGGTGGAACCATCGCGAGCGAGGATCTGGCCTGTAACGTGCGCTTCCTCCATAGATGCCGTATGCTGGGCGCGGATCAGTGGTCGATTTAGCAGGGCACATAGCTGCGTAGGAAGAGAAGATTTACCGGTTCCTGCATGGCCCCAGAGATAACCCGGGATTCCGATTTCCAGCATCATAAAGATGTCTTTGATCAGGTCGAAGTCGCCATACACATAGTTTTTCTTCGCTTCCGGTACGAACTCCGGATAGGGCGTGTTGACGTTGACTGTCACCTGTAGTGGCTTTCCGCGTGACGTTCCCAGCTCTTTGATCGTTACGCCAAGCAGCTCGTGCGCGGCCACCAGTTCGGTCTTGTATTCGACCGTTCCTGCGTAGCCCGGATGTGCGCTAATCTCCGCTACCTTTCCTTCGCATGAATTTTTTTCGGCACGCTTCTCATTGAGTTTGGCCAGTGCCGTGCGAGAGATCGTTGGTTCATCTGGAAACGCAGAGGTGTACATCTTCACCACTTCGTCCACGTCCAGACCCTTCGCAGACTCAGGAATATTCTCGCAACGGCCCATAGAGATATGGGATTTCAGGTAATGAAAGGATTTGCCACACCACTTGCAGACGATGGCTTCCGGCAAATGTTCTTCTTGCTGTAGTGCAGTAGCGGTCATGTTTTTTCCTTACTGTTTGTCGTTTGTGGGGTATATCTTATAGAAATATATTATGCTGTATAGTAAGCAGTTACTTATTTTTAAGGGTAAAGCTATTACCCAAGAATGATACGAGATAACTCAGTGACGACTGACGGCCCTAACTCTTCAACACTGTTAACCAGTGCGTAATTTTTGTAGTAACGCCGTGGTTCGTCGGTCAGAATGCCGATAGCCATCAGTTCGATGTCGCTCAAGGTCTCAATTTCTTTGGTGACGGTTCGTAAATGCTGATGGAATCCACTACCTGTAGCACATGGCTCCCCATCACTCATAACCAGCATGATCTTTTTGTCCTCCATTCGCCCTGCAAACAGGGTAGCCAGTTGCGCGACACTCTCACCATCGACGTTATTGAGCAGGGGGAACGTCTCACATACGCATCCCATGCGAGCACGGATCTCTGGAGAGTTTGCTTTCTCATTCCAGTTTTTGATAATGGGCAGCATGAGCGCCTCGAAGCGTGTAAACCCGCGCTTCGACCTGGTTTCATAATCTGGGCTACCGAACGTGGTAAAGCCGGTGATGATGTTGGGGACATTGATACGATCTAAAGCATCCGCAATGGTATAGGCACTGGCTAGGGCCAGTTGAATCTTCACGCCATCCATTGAGCCGGACAAGTCGATGACCTGCTGGACACACGCGTTCACCGCTCTATGGTCTTCCTTCTTGCGGAACACTCGGTCGTCGTTCATTGCCAGACGATACAGGCTCGCGCCATGTATCCGCCCACGCCTCTGACCAGGTATAAACTGAACTCGGTTGCGGCTGGCGATGGCCCGCTCCAGGTCTTTGGCCAGCGTCGAAGAAACGCCTGCAGACAGATGTTTTTCGATTTTCAGTTCAAAGAGTTTTCTGCCTTCTGGCACCATACGGTAGCGGTCGACTGGTGAGTGCATTGGTATTGCACCGAACGTCTTTCTGGTGCGCTTCACATGCTCTTCGGCTCCATCAATCAACCCGATAAAGTCGTATGATCGATCGTATGGCCGATAATCAGAAGGTGAGACGCTCATAAGCTCTTTGCTGATGGTGGCCGACAGTGCGTCTTCGGTCATTTCACCGATTCCGTCTTCCATCTCGTCGAGCGCCTTTAGCGCCTCCTCCAGAGTCATTTCATCCGGCGCAGGAACAAAGCCAGACTCACTGTCTTTGGGCACTTCCGCACCATCTTTATTTTTTTTGCCTTCGACGTCTTCTTCAGTTTCCCCACGATCAGTATCGGAGTCCTCACCGTCATCACCATCGGTGTCAGAGTCACTTGATTTCATGCCGATAGCATCGGATTCTGGGGTGTCTCCTGACTCTTCGTGGCCTGCTTCTGTATATTTACTTTCTGTATCACTAATATCTTTAACGTGTGTAGGTAAGTCCTTATCTAACGAATCAGGCAAATCGGAATCCCCAGAATCTTCCTCTTCTGATGCATCATCTTCTCGTTCTTCCTTGTCATCGCCTTCGCCTTTGGCAGGCTTAGATGCAGAGTCACCATGAGACGGCTCGTCACCTGATTCTGGCGTTTCCTCGGACTCGTCTTTGCTCTCCGACGGCTTTCTGGCAGATGATTTAAGTTCTGGTAATTTGCCCTCTGGCTTGTCTTTCATATCTGTTTACCTGAAAGCATCGCTACAACTCGTTTTACACAGTCGCGAAAATCCTGCACCTCTTTCAGTACAGCTTTGGTGGTTTTTTTGGACATTAGAATTTCCTTGTTGTTAAAACAATTTGTTTTCTGATGTGCGTAATTTATCACTGTACGAACAGGCATCTAATCTGTTCGTACAGGCGCTAGAGAGGATGGGAGGGGGGTGTTAAATAGTGCGGACGGCTACTGAACCGCAGCCGGTATTGATGAGAGTGAAGCACTTGCCCTTTAGCTCAAAGATGTATGCGGTTGCGTCTTTCATGTCAAGTAACAAAGACTTTGTTGGCAGTTCAGTGAGTATGGCTGCTGCCCCATCATCGTCAATTGAAACCGTATGTCCGACCTCAAGGGCGATCAAATTAGAAGTTATTTTTTTCATTTCATATCATCCAACTGAACACGTAAATGCCTTGCAATACTACTACCTATTGTATCAATACGGAATACTTATATATCAAATACAACTTAGTTTTAAGTTCTTAAATGAGTTGTTTTTTAGATAGTTGTCTATTAATTAAGCCTTTTGTGGTCAATAACTCTACGAAAAAAAATAGATAAGTCTTTACAACACTAACCTTTGATGTAATATCAGTAAGCACTTACCATATAAAATCAAAACACGCAGGTTGATAATTATGGCTACCAACGAAATAACAGAAGCTAAAGTAGGTCGCTACGCTGCTTACATTGACGCTTTAATCGCGATTTCTCCGAAAAGCCAGGCGACCATCGCGAAAGAAGCAGGCTATAAAAATCCTAACAATCTTTCACTTATCAAGAGCGGCAAAATCCCGCTTCCGATCGACAAGGTCAGAGCGTTGGCTAAAGCATTGGATGCCGATTCGGTCCGATTGATGCTAATGGTGCTGGAAGAGCGTCATCCAGAGCTGTTAGCGTTTTTTCGCGACGAAGGCACAGCCCCTCTGACTAAAGATGAAAAACTAGTTCTGGAAGCCTTCCGTCGACGTTTCGGTGACCAACGTGGTGCGTCGGAGCGGGTTGTTGAGGCAATCAAGTCGCTATGAGAAATTTACACGGATTAGCTCAGTAGCGAGTCGATCTCCCTTGAACTTATGATCTATCTCCTCTAAATCCTGTTTCTCTACGATTGATGCGATGTACGCCGAAAAACTGTTTAAGGCGTCTCGCATCTCGTCTATATAATCGTGCCGATCGTATACTCGATCTATCCCCTCAAGACTATGGTTCATAATTTTGCGGGATACCTCCTGACTTATGCCTAACGCGGGGAAGTAACTACGCGCAGTACGACGCAAATCTCGGGGGGTAAATGGCTCAAGCTCCATCAACTCTGGACGTTCTAAAATCCTTCTCAACGCCTGTGATATGGCCACCTTAGACATTGGCACATCCTCCCCCTGTTTCTTGTTTGAAGGAACAAGCCACTGGCTGCCTTTTCCGTATTTGATCAGCTCCTCAACACATTTGCGCATTAGCGGGCTTAATGGTAACGAGTGCTGGCGAGCCGATTTATTCCTCGTTCCTTGATTCCATAAATTATATTCGAGGTTGAATTCTGATCTTTTAGCTCGGAGCACTTCATCTGGTCGTCTGGCCGCTACAAGGCATAATCTGGCCGCCCACTTTGTACCCTCACATACGTTGAAGTAGTCCCATACATTCCAAAAGACCCAGACCTCTGCGTCGGTCAGTTTGCGCTCGCGCGGCGTGGGCTTCGCGCCACCGGCTACTCTGTTAAGCGACATATCGTTCAATGGGGATGTATCAATTAAGCCCTGAAATGCACACCAACTGAGAAACTGCTTCATCAGCGAGAACACACGTCTGCCCTGGACGATCTTGCCCTCAAGTATTAATGGGTTCACCAGCTGGTTGACTAAAACCCTACTAATGTCACTTACTTTTACTTCACAGATATGCGGCATTACATGTATCAAAATACAATGAACAGCTATTTCAGGTCGACGTCTCGTTATCAGCAAAGATAAGCGAGTGAATAACATGAATGCGGAAGAAAACGACATGTCACCGTCGAAATTGGTGGTCGACACTGCTGACAAACCGGAAGCGCGTTCGAGATACTCGATGGCTTCTCTAGAGGTGTTTTCTGCTGCGCGTGCTTTATCAAAAGTGTTTTTCATAGTCCACTCACTGAGTGAAGCCTGTTTTTACTGTATTTATAAACAGTGTGTTAGGCCTCAGTTTTTGTATGATCAACAGTAAAATAGACTGTTTTTGAAAATGATTCCATACCTTACAAGTATGGAATCATTTAGGCCGCTATTTTTAAAAAAAGTAGCCGTCGGCGTGAAATCTACCGCTAATATAAGGGGAGCAAATGTAAGGCGTTTTTACGCGGTCTAATTGAATCTGGTATCATATTTAAAAAGGACAATTAACCCATTAATCATGACTAACTTTGACGAGCTTGCTCCATACGGCGAACCGCGTTCACATTCAGCAACATTTGCAGTAGCCGGAGTTGAATACCGTGTGTATTTTACGCAAATCACCAAAGCAAACATGTATGATTGTGCTGCCGAGTTTCCGCTGGATTTTATTTTCCCAGAATACGGCAACCATTACGACGTAGTGTTCGATTCTGTTCAGAACTGGAAGGAAAAGACTCATTTTAAAAGAATGGAAAACCTGCCAAATGGCGCTGGAACCAGAGTCCTAAAGTGCGTTGAAAGAATAATTATTGACCACTATAATACATTCAACGTGGCACTTTACACATTTGCGCCAGCAGATCTAAAACTTTCAGGCGTTTACTGTCGATTTGTAACCATGAAGAAACACAGAGGGTTTACTATTGAAGTAGGCCTAGAACCAGAGGGGAAGGCGAATGTCTTACGAACGCCAAAATTCTACACGGCTTGAGCAATATCGTGCTCGCCAGGCTGAACGTATCGATGCTATGAATCGAGCCATCGATGCGGGCCAAACTACAGTAGTCGCATCCTCTTCTGAAAATGCGGAGCCTGCCCGCACTACTACCTCTGCCATAAAAACAATCATTGAAAATTCTACACCAAAATTTCGTCGCCGAATTGTACCGAGAAAATTTGGAATGTTTACTGGCTTGATTACTGATGGTCGGGGACGCAAAAGTGCAACCGCTACAGGTGTTGCGTACGCATTTAGACCACATATGAATGTTAAAGCTGCGGCATTGATCTCACCGAATGAGCCTCGAGATGGGCAGCTTTTTACTTATGATGCAAGTACGGGGCAGATGGTTCCTGTAAATGAAAGTGATGTCGCTCAGAAAGTCAGAGTCGTTACTACTAGAGGTTTTGGTAGACAGAAACGACGCGTTCTAGTAACAGCCAAAAATAAATAAGCCCCGTAAGGGGCTTTTTGTTGGGTTTAATCTGGGAGAGCCACCAAATGGCTGGATATCGAGGCTGTATAACTCTCTTACTGATAGGCTTCCAGTGCGATTTTGCATAGTTCTGATCGCACGCAGTCTTCGGTCGTAAACTCAACAAGGCCAACATGGGCGGAAGGTCTAAAACGAGCCAGAGCATCTTCCAGACCAGACTTAACGTTACCGGGCAGATCACATTGAGTAATATCACCGTTCACAATGACGGTAACATTCTCGTCCATACGGGTCAGGAACATTTTCATTTGTGACGCTGTAACGTTTTGCGCCTCATCAAGAATGACTACTGCGTTCTCGAACGTGCGCCCACGCATATAAGCGAAGGGAGCAATTTCTACTTTGGCCACCTCTGGCTTTAAGCAATATTCAAGGAATGAGCCACCCAAACGCTTCTTTAGCACGTCATAAACGGGACGAAAGAACGGAGCGAACTTCTCGCTCATGTCACCCGGAAGGAAGCCCAGATCTTCTTCTGCTTGCAATACGGGACGCGTAACGATGATCTTCTCGACTTCCTTATCCAACAGACGCTGCGCAGCGACGGTGGCAGCCAGGTAAGTCTTACCGCAACCTGCTTCACCAGTGGCGAAAGTCAGAGCTTTGGTATCTAGGGAGATAAGATAGTGAGCCTGGGCCTCGTTAAGCGCTTCGATGGGGGATTTGTCGCGTTTAGGCTTGGTGGGTGGCAGAGTAGGGTGTACAGCCTGCTCGTTAACGATGATTGTATCAATTTCGTAGTCCTGGATACGTGGCTTTGACTTCAGTGCCTGTCGGACTGCGCGACGCGCCTGTTTACGTTTGTTTCCCATATTACCAAGAGATAAGATAGCAAAAAGGGGCCGAAGCCCCTTTGGATTTTGCGCTGAAAAAAGTGTTGCTACGATGCTTAGAAGCAATGGTTAAAAAACGTCTGCCGTGTCTATCACAGCGCTGAACGGTCTGGCGACATTTGCGGAGTCTTTCGTTCGGACGGTGGTGGCGAATCCAAACCGTTCAGCGCTATGTTGGCGATGGTGGGTGGACTCGAACCACCGACCAGTTGATTAACAGTCAACCGCTCTACCACTGAGCTACACCATCATTTTCGCGGCGGTACTAGCTTATGGACAACCAGGCAGCCAGAAACTTTCCCGCAACTTGCACTTTACGTTAGTACCAGACGAGGCATGTGGCTCGCTCATATGAGCGAAGATCTGGAATCTTTCTCGGTGGTTGATTGCCGTTAGATTCTTCGATCTTATTGGATGTATGGAATCATACATGTTGTGAAGCCAGGGGCAATAAAGGCAACAATGTTTTCACTAGAGGGTTAATTAATCCTGCTTTCACAACGTTGAGATCACTGAACCGATTAATGTTCAACCCAACATATTGATCAGTCGCTACAGCTATGTGGAATCGCCTGTATGATTTTAAGAAAAATCAGTGATCTCAACGTTATGTGCTGACTAACCAAGTCAGCCGGGTTACGTCGCCGCTTTTAACCCAAGTATAAACGACATAAGTAATGGAAATGACGTAACAGAATGGACGGTCAGCTGAAACCGGGATGGATGAATGGAATGATGAAACCAACCGCCCATTCTGTTACTTCATTGAATAGGGCATGGATGGTGCAATATGCCCTATTCTGCGTTCTGCAATCACACTCGCTCAGTGTGTCCCATTTTGGTAACGAGGCTGGAAACTGACCTCGCTGGTGTTTGGCTTCTTAGGCTACTGCCAGGTATGCATCTTCGTTTGCAGTTATATTTAACGTTCAAACAGTCGCATCTCAACGAAAACAAAGTGATCTTATACATATTAGATAAGTAAGTAAATACTTATCTATCTGTAATGCGTTTAGTTGCTATCTTTTTGATCAGGCTCCCCTTTTGTTCCGGAGTTCTCGTGATGATGGCGGTAAAACGCTTCGCTTGAATAGTGATAGTTTCGTTTTCCTTGAGTTCGCCGTAATGCGTCTCTAACAGGGACCCCAGACGCCACAGACCGTCGTCTATGCGTTTATGGCTGGGGAATCTGATCAGCAGTAGCTTTACGATTAACTGACCAACGTAAAAGGCAAATCCGAAGCCGGCCGCAACAAGGTAGGTTGCCAGCCACCAGTCGAAGGAAGTCAAATTGCTCATTTTCGCACTCCCGTCTCGTGAACAACCCGATACACACGCTTACCGACACGAAGTGTTTTGGTTTTCAGTTCCTGCTGGACCAGGGCGCGGCAGATTGCGAGGCCGAGGCCCACGCCACCAGTGAATGATAAAATGATGTATGGAATCATCAGTATGCCCCCGCCTCAGTCAATTGCTGCAACAACAAATAACCTTTTTCAGTCAGTTGATAGTTCTCAATACATCCCTTTGGAGAAACGTTGGCGACAAGATTCATGCGCTCCAGTTTGGCTCTGGTCTTCGGCTTCCAGTTGGCGTAGAACTCCTTCCACTTGCTGATTTCACGCAGGGTTTCCTTCTCTCGTTTACTTAACATGATCATCCTTAATCTCCTTCAGTGTGTCCGTGATATCTACTATGCGATAAATACGACCTCGCCTTTGCATGACACCGGCTTTTACGTAATCGTGGATACAGCTGGACATAACCAGACTTCCGATAACAATGCCGACGACTAAAAATACAAACATCCAGCCGAGCATCATTCCTTATCTCCAATACGATCTTCGGTATCTCGAAGACATTTAGGCCACTTCAGACGTGGATGACGCAAGCTACCATCTGGCGTTTTCTCATGGCAGTGAACCTCAACGATGCGTCCACGATACTTCTCCTGATTGTTCCAGATTTCATCCAGGTATTTATGCTTGATACCGCTGGCACGAACGATGACGCCGTTCTCCAGACGAATCACTATCTTGCCTAGCGTATGCGCAAATCCAGAATCCGGATCGCCAGGCTCGAAGTCGATGATTTCACCGTCTTCTGAATCCTCGTCTTTCAGCTTCCACCAGCTGCGGGTGCGTTTGAACTCGTAAACAGAATCCGGATCTTTGCCCATCTCTCCCTCTTCGTTCTCGTCCAGGCGCTTCATGAAGCGTTCGATAAAGTCTTCATGGTTATGGATGATGTAGAACGGATGAAGGTGGATATCTTGCGCATAATCTTCCACGCAAGTGTTGCGGAACAACGCCACCAGCATAGCCAGGCGCTCTTTCAGCTTCATACCGGTCTTCAGGTACTCTTTGCTTTTTGCCTGAGCACGCCACTCCGGTAAGAAGAAATCGAAAATGTGGTAAACGGCACCAATGGCTTTCACGTTCTTCTTACGAAGCGCCGACACTGACTGGTTGAATGTATCTGCAGTGCCCTCTCCATCGAAGAAGATGTGATTGAAGCCGGAGAGTCTGCCCCGCTCCAGCATGGCTGGTTTAAGGTGATCGAGTGACGTAATCGGATTGCCGGTGCGCGTCAGGAAATTGACCTCACCCTCGTCCACGATGACTTCGCAGATAACCCGGAGACCATCGAGTTTGAGACTGCCGATCATTGGCCACTTGGCCTTTGGATTTGGTTTAAATGGGTATTTGTCGCCTTTCTCCTTGTACGGAGACGCCAGCTGTACCTCAAACTTCGGAATTGGGTTTGCGAACACCTTGTTGCACAGGCTGATGCCGACACCGGCTTTCGGATCTTTCAGCAGGAAGCGACGAAACACGTCCTGCCCGTCAGCGCACATCGAGGCAACGAGTGATTCGACAGCAGCAATAGCGATGTTCCCGGTCAGTTCGCGCGCTGCCAGCTTCTCCAGCAGATCTACTACCTTCTGGTCGCTGGGTACGGAAGTATCGAGTGGCTCGGCCACTTTGTACTTCTTCACACCGAATCGAATGAATGGATTGAGCATTAGCGAGACCATGCTCTGTTCAAATTCATCCAGATTGGCCAGCGCCTCTTTCTTGGCGTTGGTTCCCATCGTTTTAATAGCATCTAGCTTGTGCTTTAGGGCGATCAGTTTTTCCATTAGTGTTTAACCTCCATCGGTCGCTCGGGAGTTTTCATGTGTTTTCTTTGGTTGCTTCTTCAATGAGTGCCGCGTACACGTCAGTGACCGGCGCCAGTGAATCGGTGGGCTTGGTTTCGGATTTAGCAGGTTCTGTTTTCTTCGTGCGATGAATAAGACTGTCAATTGTCGCGGTGTTTCGCTTCCGGGGGAGCGTTCTGGCATGGTCGTTTTGCTCTTCCACTTCTTTGATAAGTGAAGACATATCGATGAAGTAGAGCTGTTCGCCTTTGCGGATCTCTTCGACCATCATTTTCAGTGCCTGACATTTACCAGCAGCAATAGCCGCAGCACAGGACTGGAACGATGTAGCCGGGAGACGTTTTTCTTTATAGGCGAGGATCGTGTGTTGGCAGACTGTATAGCTGCAATGAGCCTCATGGCCGTTGAGCTTCACTTCCGGGCAGCGCAGCGAATAACCGTTGTTTCCGGAGATAGACGGGATTTTCGACAAATCTGTTCTTGTGGACATGCTTCTAACCGTAATCTTGTACTTACTTATTAATCGCAGTTTAAAGAAGCCCCACGAGGGGGCTAAATGTTTTATCGAGGCTTACCAGGTCGCCCAGCCAGTCATTTTGTCCTGAGCAGCTTCGAACCGGTATGGGTCCAGTAAATCGTTGGCATGGTGGACGGCGTAGGATTTGGCTTCTTGTTTAATCATGGGTAATTCGTTGGCCAGACGAGCCACTTGCCCTGCAAAACTGGCGAGTACTCCGTCACATGCCTGACCCGCGTCGACAATGATGCGCACCAGGTCTAAGTCGCTGCGGCACATATCGCAGATAATGCCGTATTCCACCTCACGAATGCGCTCAACGGCTTTTTTGATATCGCCACTGACCACCAATTCCAGCAAACCAGGTGGAGTTGTCAGATCTGTTACGCGCTCGGTAACTTCAGACTGTTCGACAATACTCAGGAACGCCGCGATGGACGGGTCATCCGCCACTTCAGCTCTGACTTTGAGCGTGCGAAGAGTTGCGTCGACAATATCCTCAAACCGTTCACCTTCATTGCACACAGTCTGATTGGTGTAGACAGCCTGATTAGTGTAGACAATGCGGCCGTCGTACCATGCACCGGTACTCACTTCGACCGTTGCGTCTTTCATCTCGCGAGAGAACGCCACAAGTGCCGCGCGTTTCTGCTTAACACCTGGCAACTCCGGGGACTCTCCAAAACGAACCCAGACCTGCATGTATTTCGAGCCTTCCGAAAGAGGTGCGGCGCTCACGGACGTGGCGATATGCTCCAGCGCAGTTTGGATCGCCTCGTCGATAATCTTCTGGCGCTCTTCTGCATCAATTTCTACGCCGGATTTGTCGATGATGTCGCAGACTAACTTCTGAAATTCTTCTTTCATAGCAACTCCTGACTAACAGATGAAAGTATTCTTTCAGAAAAATAAGTAAGTATCTACTTATTATATCGGGCGCAATAGTCTGCTATACGAAGAAGCCAGGCAGACGATAAGCCCGGCATTCACATTAATGAGCTACAGCCTCACTGTTGCACATCTCTCTGTAGACCTGCTTATAACGCTGTAAATCATGAGGCTCGTTTGGTGCCAATGACTTCATGAGGATTTTGTATTCCACACCTTTAGAAAACATGCCCTTTGGTTTCATTTCAAGTTCGACAACATATGAGTGGTAGCCCACGTATGCACCAAAGCCATTTTTGGCGTTTAATTCACCACACACAAAACCGGTAACTCTCCCGTCATTATGATCAGTCCTGACAAACTTATCTTTCCTAAACATCACCGACGTGGGATCTTTCATATCATCCGCAATTGCTTGTTGGCCCAGAGCAATAGCCTTCTCGTCTGTAGGCTTACACCCCACTAAAGCAAACAAAGACAATAAAGCTCCTGTTAAAATCAGCTTATTTTTGCTCATGTTGGCTTCCCTTTATTTATATTTATCGCAGGTATTAGTTAATCAAAACACGAGCAGTGCCACAATAATTAAATGGCGTACTATTTCTTATGGTTATTAGTTTCCCAGTAACTTTACCGACCATAAACTAAATCAACAAAGCTGACATATTAACTAAATTTAAGTACCCTTTTCGCACACTTGACGCTTGCCGCGTCTAAACTGTTCATCCTATATCAACAGAACAAAAAATATGAAATACATAAAATCTTCATCGTTGCTGGCATTAACTTTGCTTTTTAGCTCTGGATTCGTTAACGCAGACAATAAACAAACGCTGATAGAAGCCGCTAACGCAGGGGATACCGCAGCACAAAGTGAGTTAGGGACAAATTATTTTGATGGTATCAATGGTTTTGATAAGGATGTAGTTGAGGCCAAGAAGTGGATTGATCTAGCTGCAGAAAAGGGAGATAAAGTAGCATATTATGCACTTGGAGTTATGTACACATTTGGCGAGGGTGTAGATAAAGACCTAAATAAAGCTGTTGAGTACTACAAACTTGCGGGAGATGCCCGTGAAGGTAGAGCCTACAACAATCTTGGTGCTATTTATCAAAAGGGGATGCTTGGTAAAGTAGATCATGCACTCGCCATTAAATACTTCAAATTAGCCTCTGATGCCGGGTATGTTAAGGCTACTTACCTTCTTGGGGTGTATTACCAACATGGTAAAAATGTACAAAAGAGTTATAAAAAGGCTTTTGCTTATTACAAAAAAGCGGCGGATCAAGGTAGTTCAGATGGTATGTTCGCATTAGGCACCTTATACGATGATGGTTTAGGTGTTAAACGAAACGATGCCGAAGCAATTAAGTGGTATAAAAAAGCTGCTGAACTCGGAAACGTCGATGCCATGACAAATCTTGGCATTATGTATGAGAATGGCGAGGGTGTTAAAAAGGATTATAAAAAAGCAGCCGATTTTTATCAGGCCGCTTGCGATAAAGGAGATAAAAGCGGCTGTAAATACATTGCTGAACTGAAAGAAAGCGGCAAATATCGAGCGCCGGCTTCCAAAGCCAAAACAAAATCCGCCACCCAGCGACTTATTGCTAAATCCATTGATAAGGGCGTTAACGCTACATTTACCTGGCAGGGTGATGATGCTACCTTCACCGCTAATGATGGCAAAGTTGACTGCACCTTCCTGAAGGATTTTTCAGAGAAAGGAGGCAATCTGGCTACCTCGTTTGTTTGCACCGATAACGTTCAAATCATCCTGAAGCAATTCAGAGATACCAAGAATGCCTACCTCGCGGTAATGACTGACAACTTCAATACTGAAGTTAAATCATTTTCGGTCAATGTGTATGTGACTAATACTGGTTCAAACTAATGCAGCTATGCCTTTTACCTTGCTTAAAAGTTCAAGCTGTCGTGAATAAGGTTTTGCGCAATAGTAGGCTTTGATAATCTGCCCCGGTGTCGCATCGCCGGGGTCGAGTCCTTCCTCGCCCAAACACGCTACTTTGACATTAAGACCGATACTGGTCAGTCGCCTGGCTGCGGCCATCGTGTTGCGTATAGCTTGCTTTTCACTATCCCACATCATAATCACATTACGTAATCCACGCGCCTTGAGCGTCAGGAACGCGCCCAACTGATCTTCTGCATCCTGAGTGGTGTTACCAGATAGATGCATCCCGAACGTTCCTATCGGTTCCACGTAATCGCGTAATGTTTCTTCATCAAAAATAGCTCGTTTAACCCCCATAACATCGAACGCCCCCTCACAGACAACTACAGTCTGTTTGCCGACTGCATTGTGGCCGTTGTAGAGAAATTTACCCGATGCTGGCAGCTGCATGGGGAACAGATACCGGCGTTCTGCTGCACCGGTAATGTCACGACCCTGGAAGGTCTTCATCACGCCATCCAGATCGTAAACCGGTATCAGTATTCCACTCTGTCATGAAATCGTACTGGTCATTGTCGATAGTGTTGAAGAAGATCTGGCTCACATGATTCCCTTTAATAGGTATGTACTTACTTATCTAAGTTAGCGAATCATAGCGACTGGAGATATTTTTGGGAAGTGGAAACGGAAGGGAGTTGTTCTGGTGGGTGTCTTTTAAAAGACCTGCTTCCGTATATATTTAATAAGTTACTTATTATTTATATACAGAAACAGGCATAACTTGTCGTCTTAGACACCCAGAAGCTCTACACTTTGAGCCTGTAAAATTGATTAAACACTTATGTGTAAAATAGAACGCATTAGTCAGTAGCTAAGAGATGCAATAATGGACGATTTATCGGTATACGCGAAATCATTGGATAAGGCTAAATACTATGTTTACTGTCTCTATGATACAGAAGACAAGATGAAAAGACCGTTTTACATAGGAAAAGGCAAATCGACTCGTTGTCTCGATCACATCAAGTATCCCGATGACTCTCCCAAATCCATGCGGATCAAAGAACTTTTGGCTAATAAAAAATTAGGCATAGATATTCTTCGTCATGGTATGGATGAAACCACAGCCAAACTTGTTGAGGCGACATGCATCGACCTTATGGGGGTCGGAGAGCTTACGAATAAGGTACGAGGAAGTGGTTCCATGATGGGCAGAATATCACTGGACGCCTACCATCACTTAGTGCTGCAAGAGGAAACTGAAATTGCTCCTGAGCACGCCGGTCTTGCCTTCCTGCTAAACAGCACCTACAAGTCAGGAATGTCCGCTCTGGCATTATATGAAGCTACGCGTGGCGTATGGGCAAAGGTTCCAAGAGACGAGAATCTCAAATATGCCTACGCTACATATGGGGGCCTGATAATGGAAGTTTATCAGATTGAATGCTGGGTCAAAGCCGGTTCTCAGCAGTACTTTACAAGGGATATAGCTCTTGGCCCCGACACAAAACGTTATGAATTTGTTGGCAGAATAGCCGATGAGCATATTAGAAAACTGTATGTAGGCAAATTAATCAAGAAGCCACCAAGCTACGGCAGCCCTTTTGTGAAGGTTGGGGTGGTTAGGAATGAACATAGTGTTAGCGCGGCATAAAGCTGACACTGTACTTATGCATTGGCGCGTACATTGCGCCAATGCATAATTTTTAACCTTTCTTCATCAACTCTCGTTTGATTTCATCGGTACGCATCGTGACATCGGCAGCTGTGATCGCCTCGTTAAGTTTCACGATGTCCTCGATTTCCTGCGGTGACTTCTCTGCCAGATGGAAAATGGCTGCGCGAATCACGTCAGAACGGGTGAACTTCTCGAAACGAGGGATGAACTTCATCATTTCCAGCAGTTCGAAGTATTCGTCCTCCAGTGACATTGTGCGGCTTTTAATTTTCTCTTTGCCACGAGTCGGGCGTCCCTGTGGTCTGACTGGTTGGCGCAAAGGAGTTGTGTTCTTGGCCGGTGCATCAGGCTCTTTGCGCTTTGCTAGGTCACCCATTTTCATGGACATTATTCTTCTTCCTCCAGACTCAACAGATAATCTACAAATTCTTCAAACTCGGCTTCCGCCTTTTTGTCGCGCTCGCTACCGGTCATTTCAAAGATAGAACGACCAGACTCTTCCGCATCATCATAGACGTTGCGGTTATATAAATTGACTGGCGCAGACTCGATGCCAACCGTCTCGACAATCTCTTTAGCCGCCAAAATGCGAGACACTTGTGATGGCAAAGCCGGGCACTGGTTCATGACCGCGCGGACCTTCACTTTATCGTTTACATTACGAACATTGTCGATAATAGGATCGATGTCACGCAGAGATTTCAAATCACGACGCTTAGGACGAAGCGGGATAATGATAACGTCGGCCATCAGCATCGCTTGTCGCTGAATTTCGGAGTCAAAGCCACCAGCATCTACCACTACAAACTCAGCTCTACCCTGAAGCGATTTTAGGTGCTTAATGATGTCATCCTGAACGTATGCAAAAGGAATCAGCTCAAGGTCTTCGTTCTGTCGACGGTCTTCACACCAGCTTGTTGTCGTGCGCTGAATATCTATATCAGTGATATAAACCTTCTTCTTCTTTTTGACTTTCAGGCAAACGGCAATTTGCTGGGCAACAGTGGATTTGCCAGGCCCGCCCTTTGTGCCGCCAACCACAAAGATCTTGGTCATTGGAGAGTTCCCTTTGCGTATATAATTATCGTCTGAAACAACTTGTTTTCTTATATGTGATATAGCCTAAATGCCTACGGCTGCGGTGTAAAGGTTATTTAGTAGGTTGTTATTGCCTATTGCTAGTAACTGTTTTCATTTGTCTGTTGAAAAAAGTGACAATCATCTCTATATTACGTGTACGGTAAATTGCCGTACACAATTTGATGACACATACGCAATGGGCTATAGCCCAGTTAAATAACCTTTGAGTCGAAAACTCAGTTTAAATAGAGAGCAATGATGGCCTTCCTACATCACCGGCCATCAGGGGGTACACATGTCCGCACTGAAAAAGCAGCGCATCGATTTGAGATTAACCGATGACGATAAAAGCATCATCGAGGAAGCTGCCGCAATGTCTAACCAGAGCATTACCCAGTTCATGGTTAGCAGTGCATCCGAACGTGCCGTGAAGGTGATAGAGCAACACCGTAGACTGGTTCTAAGTGAAGAGTCCTGGAATCTGGTTATGGATGCTATAAGCAATCCTCCGGCACCGAACGACAAGCTGAAACGAGCTGCCAATCGTCTGAAAAGCATGGAGTAATTTACTCGTGAGCAATACGACGATCGAGATTTTCTCTGGAGAGAAAGATTATGATCTAAACGGTTTTGATTGCGGCGAAGAGTCACTAAACGCATTTTTGACCAACCACTTAAAAAGACAGCATGAAGGAAAAATTCTTCGCGCTTATGTGCTTTGCACTAAAGAAGAAATACCAAAGGTATTAGGTTATTACACTTTGTCAGGCAGCTGCTTTGAGAAAGAAAACTTACCTTCAAAGAGTCAGCAAAAGAAAGTGCCTTATCGGCATGTCCCAAGTATCACTTTAGGCAGACTGGCTTTGGACAAATCTCTTCAAGGTCAGGGGCTTGGCTCAATGCTTGTAACTCACGCAATGCGTGTTGTGTACAATGCATCTCTTGCGGTAGGCATTCATGGGCTTTTCGTTGAGGCGTTGAACGATAAAGCCAGGGCGTTTTATAAAAGTTTGGGCTTTATCCAGCTGGTTGGTAACAACGATCGTTCTTTGTTCTATCCAACAAAATCTATCGAAAAATTGTTCGAAGAATAATGTGTCCCCCTCATTTGAGGGGAACTTCGACATCACCAACCGCAAACTCTCTCTCCCATCGTATTGTGAAAAAGGATTTGGCGTTCGGTTTCTTCGGTCATTACATCGTCATTGCTGATATAAATAGGTTCAGCGCCATCGCAGAACAACACGCTGGTGGTCTGTGGCTTAATTACGCACCCACTTATCATGCAGCTCACGATGAATGGCAGAAGCATCTTTCTGACGTATTTCACTGTTCGTCTCATTCACCACTTCCACTGTGCTTTGAAGACGCTTGTTATCTTCCCGCCGTTCTTTCTCTTCCATACTGCGTCTGGCCATATCCCCGCCATAGGAGTATGCGCCGACAAGGACTAGAATGACGGCGGCCAGAGTGAACAAAGCGGATTTCATTTTGAACAACAGGCCGTCGAACATACTTACACTAATCCTTTCTGGTGCTTGCGAACCTGGGACCAGGCAATGAATGCTGCCACAAGAATGGTAGCTACGCCAAAGATGATGCGTACCGTATCTCCACTGGAGATATTGCCTTGCGCTTTATCCATTGCGGCAGAAACTTGAGGCATAACGTCAGCAATTTGTGCAAGGCCAATACGGGCAGCACTCATCCAACGTTGCCCTGTTTCGGAAACCGCTGATGATCCTATCCATCCTGGAACATTTGAAATTGACACAATAACCCTCTCAAATATTATGACAGTTTATTATGGGAGAGGTCTTAGCCTCTCCAACATTATCATATTTTTTGTTCAATGATTGCTGCCAGCTCTTTAACAGCCTCAATAAGAAGTGCTATTTGTGCAGAATTTGAAATAGTCAGAACATCTTCGCCATTTGCATCTTTGTAAGCTGAAACAGCTTCCGGTAAAACCTTTTGGAGTTCCTGAGCAACAACACCCGCCTCACGACGAACCGTACTAGATTGAAAATTTTCCTTTTTATCGTAAATTAATCCGCTCAGTACTTTCACCTTACTCAGAGCATTTTTAATCGGTGCGAAGTTACTTTTAAGTCTGGCATCAGAGCGGATATAAACATCGTTAAAGTTACCATTACCTCCACAAACCCAAGTACCATCATTTTGAAGATATGCGTTCGCATCCGTGCCATTCGCGGTACGTGAGTTGTTGATCATGTAAAAACCAAACTGACTGTTTCCCAAGCCACCCACAAAGAATTTGCGATCCGCGTGGTCTTGTCTCAACAACGCTTGTGCAGAGCTTGTGCTTACAGCATTCTTCCCGAAGATGACGTTCTGGCTCCGCATATCGATCCATGCGCCAGAACCGCTGTTGATAGAGTAGCTGTTGGCATAAACCCATGCACTTGACGTGATATCCCCCGTTACACTCAACGGCTTAAGACTTTGCAACGTGCCATTAGTGAACCGAAAAACATGGGCATTATTTGCATAAACATCAAGAATGCCATCACCATTCTGTTTTAAGCCAGTATCATTATCGCCTAATACGATAGAGTTTCCGCCAAGCGCATTCGACACCCCTAATCCGACGCTACCGTTAATTACTGCCCCATTACTAATATCAACGCCATTTCCAAGTGTCACTCGTCCTGTTGTATTGCTAATATATAGTGGACGTAAAGGTCCCCAACTTCCATGTTGATCACCTGAATTTGTCAACAGAAAGTAAGTATTCGCCCCATCATTTCGAATGAAGAAGCCATAATTCCCATATACTGCACGGAAAGCATTTGCTGTTTCGGAAACCACCTCTCCATTTATACTCATTGTAATAGTATTGTCAGTGTTTCTCTGACTGTAAAAGTGATAGCCTTGATCGTCTTTGAATTCAATTACCGTTGGCCTTGAAGAATTTCCCCATACCTGCATATAAGTATTCAGTGACGGAGTTTCAGTAGTCTGCACCCTGAATACTTTCCCGTTTGAATTTTGAAATCCAAGTGACCCGGTTAAAGTTCCTCCGGTTAATTTCAAAAAGAGTGCATCAATCCATCCAGCGAAACCCGGTTTATTGATATACACGTTGCCATCATTGGCAAATATACCACCACCAGGTGATCTTAATGGCTGCGACATATTCGCCAAAGTCAATTGGCCTGACATTGAATCGCCAGCTCGATTAAAGTCGCGCCTCCAGCCTGGCGCATAAGAGTCACCGTGGTTGATGTAGGTAAACTGAGCCTTGACGGTTCCGCCATTCGTTGCCGTCGTGGGGGTAGTGACGCGAATCGTCATAGCATCCCGAACCCCCATAACTTCAACTACAGCGCCAGCGAGTTGTATATTCCCACAACCGGTATCCGTGATGATTTTATTGGCAGCGTAAGACCAAGAGCCTTTGCACATCCAGTATGGATAATTGAATGCCCCCTGAGACTCCAACCACTCAATAAATTGCGCCGTCGTCCAGTTGTTGCTGTCTCCCCCAATACTGATACTGCCGCCAGCAGCTTTCGCTGCGCCAATATTTTTTGCGAAGGTGTCTTTGCTAGGTATATCCGCGCCATTCTGGTCTTTCCGAAGGCGTGTTTCAGCATTGTCGTATGCGGCCTTCACGGCCTTTGATGTGGCCGCATAACTTTCACTGCTATTGTTGGTATCACTGTTAAGCTGAACAAGCCCCTTTTGCGACGTGGTGGCGTCCTGTGCAGTGTATTTGCCATTAGCAAGATCATATGCTGTCTTTACTGCTTTTGGGGTGGCTGCAAATGACTCCGATTCGCTATTAGTTGAGCTACTAAGTTGTACTATTCCCTTATTCGTCGTGCTTGCATCCTCAAGCGCCACGGCGGATGCAATATCCTCAGCTCGTTTTGCCGCTGTCTCAGAGCGTGTTGCCGCGGATTCTGCCGCATTTTTGCTCTGCGCAGCCGCCGTCGCACTGTCTGCCGCTTCCGTCGCCTTCGTTGATGCCGTTGTCGCACTCTCTGCTGCCGCTGACGCCTGGCGAGCGGCCTCATCTTTTGAAGATGACGCCGAGGAAGCTGAAACAGAGGCAGAGCTTGCAGATTCGGCTGCTGTCTCCTTAGAAGCAGCGGCATTGTCTTCTGAAGTCTTTGCATTGGTTTCAGAAGATTTTGCCGCCTCTGCTGACTTTTCCGCAGCTGTTGCCTGTTTCGTCGCCTCTGTCGCTTTAGCGGTGGCATTTGCCGCGGATAACGAAGCGCTTTCCGCAGACTTTTCTGCCGACGTTGCACTTGATGAAGCACTATCCGCGCTTACTGAGGCCGCGCTCGCTGACGTTTCTGCCGCAGATTTCGAACTGTTTGCAGACAATGCACTCTGTTCGGCAGCAGCTTCAGACGCTTTTGCGTTTGTCTCTGATGCTTTTGCTGCCTTACATGAATTTGCAGCTTCTGTAGCTGATGATGCTGCCGCGTTTGCACTCGATGAAGCGTTAGTCTCTGATAATTTAGCCGCATCCTTAGATGCAGAGGCACTGGACGCTGATGTGGCTGCCTCCGATGCTTTAGTCGACGCCACAGATGCTGATTCTGCTGCCGCTTCTTTTGCCGCTTCTGCGTTTGTTTCAGATTTTTCCGCAGCAGCTGCACTCTCACTCGCCGCACTTTGTGAAGATACCGCAGCGGATGCACTTTGAGATGCCTGAGAGGCTTTTTCTACAGCAGTGTTGGCACTTTCTGCCGCAGCGACAGCACTGGCCGCCGCCTCCCGAGCTTTGTCTCCAGCGGCCTCAATCGCATCGGTGTTATTTTTATACCACTCAACGTTTTCGTTATGCTCGTTGACGATCTGCATTAGCGGCTTAACGGTCACTTCTGTACCGTCTTCACGCTCGATTGTCACATCATCCAGAGCGGTCAACCAACTGCGCATGGACTTGGAATCAGCCGACATACGCGACATTAGTGCAGTAAAGCGCGCACTAAACTGAGTTAAGTCGCCTTCATAGGTCGTAATGATTCGGCACGGAACTTTAGATTGAGTTTCGCCGGTATAAGGTTCTGAGAGGACAATGACCGTATCACTGGTTACGCGCTTGACCTCATACAACTTATTGTCAGGACCAATGACAATCATGCCCGGTAACACGCCGTTTTCGGTCAAATTCCAACGTGTTCCGATGCCTGATATTGTGTCGCTTCCTTTTGTAAATGTAACAGTACCTTCCCTGTACCACATGTTCTTTTTCACTCCTTGAAGTGTGGGCGTCCTTGCCCACACAAATAGGTATATACTTACTTATTATCCATGATACAAAATCCTTTTGCACTAAGAAAACACGCTGTATACATTGCTGCTCATTATTCCCATCAATTAACTGATGCCCGACATGGAAAATGCGCCACTTCCACGGCTGATTAGCATCACGGGCGAATAAATATGTGTCTGTGATGAACTGGTCACTTTTACCGTAACAGCAACAGTTCTTGAGGTAACATTGTTAAAAGCAGCGTAAAGAGTGCCACCGACGCCTGTAGATCTTGTTGAATTAAGATCAGGGTCTCTGTATGTTGTCCCCTTACCAGTGGTTGCGGTCTTCGTCACTCCATTGCAGGTAAATTGGGCTGCAACAGGGCCGACGCCCCCCGTATATACATTTATTGCCACATAAATATTTTTGGGCAATGCAGACGAAGAAGAGTCTGTATATGTCATTGTATATGTGCCGTTGTAACGAACTGAGAAGTCATTGCCCACATACATGTTAGCGACATCGCCTACGAAGTGATCTGCTTGTACCGTGCCTCTGAATGTTCCGCTGGTAGCCTGTATTTCTCCTGTGAATTTGCCATTCGTTGCGTAAACGGTGCCTCTAACAGTTACATTGTTAAACTCTGAGTTCCCGTTTTTATTAATATGCCACCCCGTCATCCCGCTTGAGTAATCGTTGGACTGAATGAAGTTGCCTATTTTGGCGTTATCAATGGTGCCGTTCTTGATATAAGCTCCGTTCATATAAGCCACACCGGCATCAATAACGAATGGCGTTGTAATTTTCCCATTAACGGAGTTCACCAAACCAAAGCGATCTGCCTGCACCAAAAACTGCGATAGACCTGTTGTGTCGATGCCCAACGCTATGCCGGCAACATATTTTTGGCCTCCGCTGGTGGAGGTTTCCATTTTCAGCGTCCAGGCTGTTGATACCTTCTTGTTCGTATCAGCAATAGCTGTGGCCTGTTGTTGAATTGTTGCTGTATTTCCATCTACTGATGCTTTTAAGGTGTCAACTCTCCCACTTAGTGCATTGTCGGCGCTTGTACGCGCAGTCGCTTCAGATGTAATCGCAGCATGAATATCTTTGCTCGTTTGAGCCTGTAGATTAGTGATATTAGAAGCCAAAGCGGAATCAGCATCAGTTCTGGCTTTCGTCTCTTCAGCTACAGCCGCCTTAATATCCTTGCCCGTTTGACTCTTCAATGTAGTTATCTGTTGTGCCAAAGATTCGTCGGCAGTTGCTCGGGCGTTTTTTTCTTCAGATACCGTTCTGATCCACGGTCGCTTTGTCGCTATTTTGAGAAGTCCAGGTGACTTTTTGATTGGTTGCGTTTGACGGTTGCACATCAACTCGCAATTTGACTGACTTCCCCTTCTCAACAGAGACAGAATCAGGAGTCAGAGCAACAGACTCCACGCTGACAGACTGCGTGAACGGAACTGTCCGGAAGCAAGCCGCAAGATGGTTCTGCTGGCGCTCGCTCAGAGGCTCGTTGGAGACGGAGTTGGTGAATCCGGCACGGCACATATGCCCTGTGAAATCCGCAAACGTCTCCTCCATGATTTTCATCTTTTGTTCTGGCATTTATCGCTCCTACAAAAAAGGTGGGCGTATAGCCCACCCATATTAAGTAGATAACTACTTACCTATCATTCTGATCAAATTTTTACATTGGTCAGCGCGGCGATAGCTTTGTCGTGCTTGTTCGCCAGAGAGCAGTACCACTTAACGCGGGTACGGGTTGCGTCTTTGTTCTGAACAGTACCGATGTTCTCAACAACGATACCAGCGTTTTCACCGCCATACAGACCGGTCACACCGTTCTCTTCGGACAGGTGCAGACAGTAGATGCTTGCTTTGCCCGCGTCAGTCGGGATGAAGTCGTTCACGATGAAAGGTACACCGTTGTGGCACAACATCGGTCGACCGAAGTTTTCCATCATAATTTCGGACGGGCCGATATTAACGGTACGCAGCAGAGCGCGATAAGCACGCAGATGCTCGGAGCGCATCATGATGCAGTCCGCACCCAGATCTTTCACCGCGTCGACCAGTTCGTCGAACATGGAGAAGGTCATGGAAGCGCCTTCGATGTCGATCTTCTGATCGTCGTGCATCAGTTTCGGAATACCGTCGAACGCTTTGGTGTTGGTGCTGGAGTCGCCCAGAATCAGATTGCGGCGGAATGCGCGAGCCAGACCTTTCACCTTCTGACGAACCTGGATTGCCAGCTGGTTGTTGGTGTCGGACATAGTGGTCGCCAGGAATTTGTCGACGTCTACGTCGCCTGCCAGGATACGTAGCTTCGCAACGTGTTCGCTGAAGGTTGCTGCGCCTTCAGTGATGGTGTCGTTCACATCAATGAAGGTAGCTTCGCTCAGGGTAGCTTCGCGGTTGTAAAGGTATGCCTTAGAATTAATCTTCATGAAAGGCAGAATAGCGAACAGGTCATCGCGATCGATGATGGTCTCGATCACACCCTGCTCAAGTTCGTTATTAGACAGCTTTTCAGCTTCATCACGCAGTAATGGCATCTTTCATTTCCCTATGATTTAAGATGTTACTTGAGTCCGATTTTTCCCAGACCGGAGGTCAACTTATCCATAGTCGACTTGCTCTTCGGCTGGCTTACTTTGTGGGTCGGTTTGCTATTGGAACCAGCACCCTGCTTGGCTTCGCTACGCAACAGTGCGTCAGCTTCCGGATCTGCACGCAGAATGCGCTCAATCGCGGATTCGAACGGTAACGGCTTGCCTTCACCGTCAACCAGAACTGCACGTTCTTTCTGACCGGCTGGCTTATCAAAGCCCACAACACTACCGTCTTCACCCACTTCGAAATGAGAGCCGTAGATAACGCGTGCCTTAGCCGGAGTCATCAGAACTTTGTCACGCAGGAAAGCAGAACTGCTGAAGGAAACACCAACAGTCATTTCGACCAGTTGAGCCTTCAGTGCGGCGTTCTCGCTCTCCAGAGCGGAGTAGCGTTCGTCGCGCTGTGCCAGTTCAGTCTGGTGTGCTTCGATCATCTGCTTTTTCACAGCATCGAACTCACCACGACGTTCCAGTTCAGCCTGCTCCGCCTCCCGACGTGCGGTTTCTGCGGCTTGTTCAGCTTCGAGAAGCTGACGAGCACGCGTCGGGTCAATATCACCGTACTGAGCCAGCTGATCGGCCAATGTGCGCTCTTTCTCCTTGCGCTTCATGTTCTCTTTCAACAGATCAGCACCGGCTTTCTTAGACTTACGCAGTTCTGCCAGCAACTCTTCCTGAGTCATACCGGCATACTCATCGTCGTCACCCTTCGGTTGCTCTTTTTGCTCGCCCTGTTTGCCTGGGTCTTGAATGCTCTGCTCATTGTCTCCAGCAGGAGCACCGCCACCAGCGCCGCCGCGCTCATGCGCTTCGGCTACATCCATCAGGCCACGACGGGCCATAAGCATTTGCCACAGATTCATAGAAATACCTTTTCGTTACTTATCACTCGGTCTCTTGAGTAGATGAGTCCCCATTCCCTCGGGGTTGATCTTGTCCGCTTTCTTGGACTGTATCTCGATCATAAGTAAGTACTGACTTATTTTCAAGGGCGCCAGGAGCATTTTTTAGAGGAAATTTCAAGAGATCTTTTTTAAATTCCTTTTGCATCGCTTCGGAAATATTCGGGAAGATCTTTTCTATGAGCATTTCCATCTGATGACGACGTACAGAATCAGGCGCCTGTAACAGCGACAATTTCTCAGCGACGGCAAATTCGTCAGTCAGACCACGAATATCGAAACTCTCCGGGTAAGCGATCAGAGAGTGGTCTTCATCCAATTCGATGCCCATCCATTTCGCAGCCAACTCCATCATTTGGCGTTCTGCCCTTTCGAGGCGCTCTGCTTTTGTCACCAACAGACTGTTAATACGTTGGAAGTCGTACATCTTCGCTGCCCCCGAAGAGTTGTCGATACCCTGCGCGTTATCCTGCTTGGTTCGCTCACCAGCCACACCAACGGAATGGTAGATCTCATTAATCACCGTCTTAATCGTGGTGATGATCATCTGAGCCTGTTTCGGGTCTGGAGACAGATAGAATGGCTGATTACCGCTCTCAGAATCGAAGGTGAAGACACGTTTTGTCCCCATTTCGAGCACTTTGGTGTGGTTTTCATCGCCCGGCAGCAGGGACTGAACCGGAATCGCTAACTGGCTGAATGTCTGATCCTGAATAATCGCGTCAAGGTTCGACAGGTAGTTGGCCACGGCGCGATCAAGATAGGCAATATCGTCAATCAACGACGGGCTAAAATACGGAGACTCGCTTTCACCAATGCAATCCACCGGGAACACCGGCACCACGCCCAGATTATGCTGGCCGCTATCCTCCAGAACGACTTTGGCCTGACGGCGACCGCTATTTCCGGAACCCTTCTTCACTTCTTCACGGAACAGATACCACTCGTTTTGCGTCCACAGACGGTAACGCTGGTATTCCTGCCCGGTTGAAGTGAACGGATCTTCGTCGTCGCGCGCGATTTCAACAATCAGCGCCCACAACATATTGCCGTCTTCATCCCAGGCAACATCAAGCAGCTGCTGCGGCGAAATCCAGTAAGCGTAGGCACGCGCATCATTTTTCTTCTCGTCTGCAACAGACTCAACATCGACGTTCATCGTGCTATCCACGACAACCCAGATACGGCCATAAATGGATGATTGCAGATCGATAGCCGCCATAAACGCATCGATGGAGGCGTTCTGGCGCGTGGCTCGCTTCCAGAAATTGCGGATCTGCTCCGGTGCTTCATCAGTGTTGCGGTGAATGACCTCTTTGAAGAGGTATTTGTTGATGAGGTTTACCACTTCGCGCGTATGGTTGAAGCGATAAGCGCGTTCCAGGCGCTCTTTGAACTCCTGATCGCCCTCTTTGAAGTAACGGAAGATATTGTCGTTGAACCAGGCACGCCCGCCAGCGTAGGTGCTGGCGAGGAAGTCCCAATGTTCTTTTTTCTTCTCATATTCTGGGTGGCGTCGTGCCACAAGGTCTTTGATTTGCTTGTCAGTCAATTCCATTTGATTTTCTTTTCCTATTAGGTAAGTACTTACCTATCTAGATCCACCAAGAATAACACGATTTTTCACCGGATACCTACGATGAACCGGATAACCTAACGCATCCGCACTGTGTTCGATGCCGCCAGTCTTATCCATATCGCGTGAGCCTGGCTTGTAGATCACCTTCTCCAGCGAGTCGATGAGGTGTTTGCACTTCGGATCGATGTACAACCGGGTTTCGCCCGAGGCACTCATCAACATGCGGTTCACTGCGTTAACACGGTCTGCGATCGGCGGGGGCTTCTTCGGATAATGCAATTTCAAGAGGGTTATTCAAAGGCTGTTTGTCGAATGCCAGCAGTGGCAGCGTGTCCGGCAGCTGACGACCAAAGTCCGGGTTTCGGTACACGCCATACAGCGGAGACGTGAAGCTCAGGTTGTGAATGTCCTTGAGCAGCTTCACGATGCTGGCCTCGTCCACCAGGCTGTCGGCAATGTCCTGAATCGTCGTGCCACGATTACGCCCGGCTTTGGCCAGGGAACTGTTCTTGTGGTAGTCAGCGACCAGATCACGCAGCGCACGACGACGGCGAGACTCACTCATGGCAAACAGCTCTTTGACGATCGCTTCGTTGTCGCCAGGGTCGGAACGGAAATGACGCTGGAAGACACGCAACGCACTCTCATAGCTCTTCGGACGCTCCGGACGGATGAACTGGAACCCTGCTTTCATGGCGAACGGGTTGTATTTGCTCATCGACGACTGGATCTCGATGATTGGCCGGTCGTGCATCCTGCTAACCAGGTTAATCATTCGATAGGAGACGCCGACACCGCGGTACTGAGTGTCCACAACGGAACGGCTGATCACCGCAAAGTTGTTGTTCACGTACCGCCCCCAATACTGGTTGGCCACGGTGGTATTGGTGGTTGGCTTCAGCTTAGGAAACATGCGATGGCGAGGCGCCAGCAGCAGTTTCGGGTAAGCCATAACCACGACGCCCACCAGCCGGTCGTCCAGTTCGCAGCGATAATACGTTGGCGCAAACGGCTTACCATCCGTCTTGTAGTGCAGCGACTTCAGCGCGTGCCAGTCTTCAACCGTGCCTTTGGTAACGGTCATACGCTCCAGAAAGTCCAGATGACGCGGGAACTCTTCCGGGCGGTAGCGTTTGATGATGATGCCTGTCATGTCGATCACCTACGCTCGATATTGGCATTGATGAAGTCCAGGCGAAGCGATTCCATCGCCCCAACCATGACGTATGGACGCCCACCGTTATGCCAGCAATCCAGCACACTGCCGTCGTTGTTGATCATCAGCAGTGCCAGGCTCTGGCTTTTGCCTTCTCTGGCGTACTGGAGTGCTTCTTCCAGCAGGCGGATGACTTCAACGTTGTTGTTGTCAGCCTCTTTCGATGGCTTCAGCTCTACGATCTTCAAATCAGGCATATTCCACCTTCACGCGTTCTTTGTAGTGCTTGGTGATCTGCATATCCGGGCGCAGCGCGTTCTTCAGGTCTTCGTGGGTCGTCGCCACCATTACCGTCGCACCAACCTTACGGGCGGCACGCTGGAGGTTCGACGCCACAACCTGGGCGGTTACACGGTCGAGAACAGCGCCAAATTCGTCGGCAGCCCAGACTTTCGCGCCGGACTCGATCAGCTTGGCGATCTTGAGACGGTATTTCTGGCCGTCAGACATCTCGGATGGCTTACGCACAAAGAGATAGGCGTCATTCAATCCGGCCATAGACAGCAGCCCCAGCGCTTCGCTGGTGGTTTTGCCCAGCTGGTCAATGACGTTAACCTCATTGTCGAAGGCAAAGTCATCGATGGAGGCTACAGAAAGCCCTTCATCCTTCATCTGGCGTTGCAGCTCGCGCAGCACAACGGATTTACCGGAACCGGATTGGCCGGTGATGTACACCACATCGCCCTGCTTCACTTCCAGCTCCAGATTGTCGTAAAGCGTCCACTCTTTTTCGTCCAGGCCAAGACCGAACGATTCGGCAATCTCCAGCGTGCGCGTGGTTTTGTTCACGCGGGTCTGAAACGATACGTTGATGGTGTATTTGCTCATGCGGCCAGCTCACCAGAAGAAACTTTCTCCGCATACGCCACGAAAGCGTCTACCCCGCTCTCTCCCGTGATTTCTTCCATGTGGGCAAGCAAATCCCCAACCACAATGGCAGAGCCAGCAGGGAGCGTTTTAAAGCCCAATACGTCGATGACGCGGACTTCTTCAGAGGCCACTTCGCGACTGATCTCGGTGTGCTCTTCCTTCTGGCGCTCCGTCTCTTCGCCCAGATCGAGCACCAGAGAGCCGGTTTCCATCTCTTCGGTCATGCTGCCGACAAGCACGTTCAGCTCGCGCTCTTCAAAACCGAAGACCTCGACGTCGCCCAGCACCAGGGATTCCAGTTCCTGCTGCAATTTGATGGCGTCGTAGTCAATACTGGCCAGGCGGTTGTCTTCCAGACGCTTAGCCTTCACTTCTTCTTCGCTCAGATCGTCGCGAACAATGACCGGCACACGCTCCAGACCAGCCAGAAGAGCCGCCTCGCGACGACCGTGGCCAGTAATGATGACGTCGTGCTTGTCGACCGTGATCGGCTGGTCAAAACCGCGCTTTTTGATGGCGGCCGCCAGATCGCGGATCTGCTGTTCGTCATGTTTTTTGGCGTTCATCTCATACGGGATGAGTTCTGCCGGGTTTCGATAGACGATTTCAAAGTTTTTGGTCATTACATACGCTCCTTGTAGTAGTCGACCAGCCACACCAGGGCTTCCCCGGCGTTCTCCATTTCGTTACCGGTATTGATTCCCTGCTCTTTGATGATGGTTTTGATGGTGTCGGCGACCCGATCTGACGCATCAAACGTCACCTTGAAGCGCATCGTCTGGTGTTCAGCGCCGACTCGCTCGGTTTTCTCGCGTTTGTCCTCATCGACCGGCTCGTCATCGCCACGGGAGAGCGCTTCCAGCGCTTCAAGATCGATAACGGACGCTTTGGCGAGTGTTGCCGCCATTTCGTCGTCATACGGGGCGATATCGGACAACCGGTAGTCGATTTCAGACTGGATTTCTTCGATTAAGCGCTGCAAAGCGACCTGATCGTCTTCGCCGTAGCGCTCGTTGTCGACGAGGGACATCTGTTTGGCCACCAGGTCGTTAATTTTGCCCACGGAGATGACGGGAACCGTTGAAATGCCCTGCTCCATCGCGGCACGCCAGCGATGTTCGCCACCGAGAATCTCAAAAATGCCGCCGTCCAGCTCTCGCGCCAGAATTGGCTTAAAAAAGCCCAACTTTTCGATGGAACCTTTCAGTTTTTCGAAGTTTTGCGCCCCAACGGAGTTGGTATTCCAGGGGTTCGGACGCAGGTTCGCGACTTCCACCTGTAGAATCGTAATTTTCACATCCATATTTTTGATACAATACATTGTGTAAGCACTTACTTAACATAATAGCCAATTACCATACAAAAGGCACGAAGGAAAGAGGTTTATGACTGTTCGGATTGTATCAAATGCAGTCAATGCGCTGATTTCTGGCGCTGATGACAACGTGAAACGGCTTGTTCAGGAGATGTTGAGCTATGAAGTGGAGGCTGGTGACTGGAAAGGGACCAGCACGATGTTCAACTGGAGTAAAAACGCGTTCCCGGCTGGGTTTGCGAAGCCAGTTGCGACCAATCTTCTGAAAGCTGGCATCAAATGCGTGCATGTTCGCAAGGAAAAAGCTCCCGCGCTGGGTAAGCCGAATCCGGTGGTTAACCCATTCCCGTATAACCCGGACTACGCGTATCAGGATCAGACAGTGGAAACACTGGTGCGCGAAGGGATGATGATTGCCCAGATTGCGACGGGTGGCGGTAAATCGAACGTAGCGTGTAAGGCTGCTGCTCGCATTGGTCGTATGACGCTGTTTTTAACCACGCGATCGGTTCTGATGTTCCAGATGGCAGAGAACTTCCAGAAATCCATCGACTACCGCGCGGAGAATGGCGAGCCGTGGCTGAAAGGTCAGAGAGTTGGGGTGATTGGATCGGGTGAGTTCCAGGTCTCGCGCCATATCAACGTTGCCACGGTGCAGACCCTGGCCAGTTTTCTCGAAGAGCCACCGCGCGACGCATCACCGGAGAAAAAACAGTACCACCTGAAGCGCCGGGAACTGGTTAAACGCTTCCTGTCCAGCGTTTCTCTGCTGATTCTGGAAGAGGCACACGAATCATCTGGTTCTAACTTCTACGACATCGCCCGGTTGTGCATCAATGCCGACTACCGTCTGGCGCTGACAGCAACGCCGTTCATGAAGGACTCGACTGAAGCAAATATGCGTCTCATGGCCGTTGCGGGTCGCATCGAGATAAAAGTAACGGAGAAATATTTGATCGACAGAGGTATTTTAGCGAAACCATACTTTTTATATCATAAAATCGCGTACACTCCAGATGAGGCGCGGATTAGAGCCGAACTTGCTTCAAAACACCTGAATTTTCGGGTTGGAATGAGCACGGCTTACCAGAAAGCCTATCAGTTAGGCATCGTCTATAATCTGGGCCGCAACGAAGCTATTGTGCGTGAAGCGCTAATGTACAAGAGTCACGGTCTGAACTGTATGACATTGGTTCGTCTGAAGCGTCATGGTCAGATCTTGATGGAAATGATGAAAGAGAGTGGCCTCAAGGTCGATTTCATCTACGGAGAATCAAACCAGACTACCCGACAAGCAAAACTTAATAGTCTGGCGGCAGGCAAGATAGATGTTCTCATTGGTTCAACCATTCTGGATGTTGGTGTCGACGTTCCAAGCGTAGGCGCGGTGATTCTGGGTGGTGGCGGCAAAGCCGAAGTGGAGATGCGTCAACGTGTGGGTCGCGGTCTTCGAGCCAAAAAGAATCAGGCTAACGTGTGCTTTATTACCGACTTCATCGACGTGAGCAACAAATACCTCATGTCGCATTCATATGAGCGGAAACACATTATCGACACGACGCCTGGGTTTGCCGAGGGGGTCTTGCCGGTTGGCAGCACATTCGATTTCACTGTTTTAAATAGAGAGTAAGCATGAGCGAGAAACGCGCTATACACTGCCAGGTTCAGTTAACCGAAAAAGCAAACGATAAACTAGAGACCTTTCAGAATCGACTGCGTGAACGCAGCATAAAACTGTCAAAGGCAGACATCATCAATCTGGTGCTGTCCAATATGACGATGGGTGATTTTGATAAGATAGCTACGTCATTAGAGACTACTGCAAAGGCTCGTGAAAAGGTCATGAAGATTTACGAAAACTCGGGTATGACCAAAGAAGATCTGGCCGATATTCTCAAACGGCTGCCGTAATCTTCCACTTTTTCCCCTTATTTCGTAGTTCATCATGTGCTCGTCAAGTTACAAAGGAGCACATGATGAACTATTTAGCTGAACTACCATTTGTTGATATCTTTGACGCAAAAAACAACAGTGCATTTTTCTGGCGCGTAGATAATCCGCTGGATTACAAATGCGGAGAGAAAAATGCACAAGCATTCGTCAGATTCGTTGAGAACTATCCCTTCATGAACAACAGCAATATTCTGTACCGTATCGCGTGTGATATGAGCGACTCAGGTCTTATTAAGTCTGAATCCGCAAGGGGGTTCTTTAATACACTGGATACGTTACTGACACCAAACAATTCAAAGACACCTATCGCAGCACATGAAACAAAATGCAGGCAGATTCGTACCGTCCGTGACATAGCCTGTAAGATGGGCGTCACGAGCATGAAACTTTTAAACTTTCTTACCCTCATCGACTGGATAGACAATTCAACTATACAACCTACCGATGAAGCGCTCGCTGAAAGCGTGTTACGTAAAAACAGCAAAGCGCCGTTTGGTTTTACAGTTACCAGAAAGGGTGAGCGTTTGATTACGAACAAGTACAAAGTGCTGGACAAATAATCATCAACATGCTGGCGTCTGTAGATGTCAGCATGTGATTTATATCACACTTTCGCACGCCTCCGGCTGAAAAAAAATTCTTGATCGGTTGACGAATATTTGTAGGCTTCACAACCGAGGAATTTGAGCCAGAGGTGGTGGATGAATATTTCCATTAACGAAATTCTTAATTCGCTAGAGCGTAAAATCACTCATGGCGAGAAAGTTTTTCAAAGACAAATTATTCAGATTTCATCTTGAGGCGTTTATAAGCAGCATCTTCTGTTGGAAATAGCATATCGTTAATTTGAGGTCAGAATGACTCGTTTAGCCATCTTAGTAACCACCTATATTCTATCATTCTCTGCCAATGCAGTGTCAGATATGGTTGCTGACATGCAAAAAACGTACAGCAAGTTCACTACCCTAGACAATGTAAAATACGAGGCCAGAGGAACAGTTCAACCTGTATGGTTCAGGTATTCCGATAACGCGGAAGAAACACTGATTTCCGGTGAATCAGAACATATGCGCCTTCAAATCATGGGTACAGCTGTCAAAGAAGGAACAAGCACCAACTCTGGCAAGGCTCTTGTTCCAACCTACGGTCTACTAAATGTGATTGATGGAACTATGTACTGTGATGAGATCGCCAAGAGCGGTTGCCCGATTCATATCCGCGTTGGCAGTAATGAATCGTTCACGACATACGGCAAAATCGGCAATGATGCGACCGGCAAAGTACTTGTTCTGGACAACGCAGCAACAATTAGGCTTCTAAAAGACATCAAAAAGACCGCAAAATCAGATATCGACAACAAAACCATTTACATCGAAGCCCCCTTCCTCGTGGCAGGTAGCAAGCAGTTTAAGTTTGGGCTTCTCGACACGCCACTTAAGGTAGACTAATGACGATCACAGACATTACATACGGCATCCCAGCAGAGGTCTGGCCCCGCGACTACTCTAACGTGGAGTTTAGTTTGCAGTTCCTACGGGCAAGGAATATACCTGTAAGGGTCACGATCGATGATGGTCAGACGTTTTGTCTTTACGTTATTGGTCTGCTTACCGCACGCAATAAGCTAGATCTTTCTCCCGTTATAGGAAGTAAAGAACATCGTGTTCGTCTTCCATTGGAGCGAGTTAGCACCATAGAAACAATTACACCTGTCGAAGTGGACAAGATGTTTACAGGTAGGCTCACTGTACACCCTGACTATGTGGACAATCGGCCATCACGCCGCGATTTCTTCAAAATTTGTCGTCAAGCTCATGAGGCGCAAAAGTCTATAAGGGTCTACATGGCGGATGGCCGTGAAATTGAGGGGTGTTCGTTAGGCGTTGATGCCTGTCAGGTCGCAATGAGAGTTGGCGAGCGCGGACGAACGATAGTTCTCTTCGATTGGGTCGAACGGATTTTACCGTTTTAAATCTATAAGGGTGATAACCGGCTAAGTCCGGTTATTATTTTATGTGTCACTTCCCGTTATATTTATTTTCCCTAACCCCGATTCCACTTTAAATATATAAGGGTGATTGACCGAATAGGGAATTTATTTAGGCAACACCTTCGAGAAAACGCGTTTTATTTCTAAGACTCTGATTTTTATTGAATAAAAATTTTTCGTTCCCGCGTAAAAAAACTCTTGATTTTAATTTCTGCATATCGATAATTACTCACATCGAAAGCGAACACGCTAACGATACAAGAATTTTATTTTTACTCTTATTAAGGATTAACATCATGTCTAACGTTACCATTTCTAAAAAAACCATCGTCGACGCTGCTGTGGTTATCGCTAATGAGTTACAAGTTGCAGCCAACAACGCTACTCAGACTTATAACAATCATTATCAGAATGGTACGCACACAAAAGCGGATAAAGCCAACATGCTTGCAGCGTCTACCAAACTAGCATACTTCACCAACAACGTTTTAAACGCTGTTAATGATGAGAAATTAGCTGGTGTCTTTTACTACGCGATTAAAGCAAGCAAACAAGCGCCAGAAGTGTTTTTCCGCGAAGCTATGACAAATAGTTATTCTCTGGAAAAACTGGTTTATCTGGTTAAATCAATTAAATCTGGTAAATGCGTTTATTCCGTCGCTGATATGTCCGGATCTCGTGTATTCGCGTTAATCGATATGATTAACGACGAGATCGACACGTTCACTAATGGCGCTGTTTTCGATTTAATGAATGAAGCGAAAAAAGCCAACGAAATAAAATTAGACGCTGGATACACTCAAGCAAATCAGCTTATCAATCTTTGCGAACGTCTGGGACTGGTCGAAAAAATCAAAGGAATGGGTGCAGCGAAAAACGGATCACAGCAATATCGCTTCGTTAAAAATGATTTTTATAACTATCTGGCTGATGCTTTCAAAGCGTAATTAGATGGATATAGCGCCCACTATGGGAGCTAGTTTTAAGGAGCTTAATCATGTTTGTTCTTATCGCTGGCGTTAACGTCCATAATGAATATTATGTTAATCGCATCGCTGGGATCGCTGGGATCGCTGGGCGCGCAGTCGAGTTTATAAATGAAACAACGCGCAAAATTGACTTATTGAACGACCAGGAGCGAAAAAAAGCAGACGTGAACGACGCTGATATATTTTTAATGTTAAAAGCGTTTGTAGAAATGGGATTCAAAATTAGTTTACACAAATAAAATCGAGCGCCCCCCATGGGCGCTTTTTTCGTTTCCAATACTCCCACCATAACGCACCATCATTGGCGCGTTTTTTATTGTCTTTAACTCACTCCAACAACATAAAAATAAGCACCAAAATAACGCCATAGACGCGCTTTTATATCCTTGTCAGTATATACCCATTACTTAACACATTAACGCGCTTAAAACGCGTTATATTGCGCTATAGAGTATAGTTAATCATTGGCTTTTAGTCTTGCTATGTGATCCGCGTTTATTTGTCGGCGCGGATCGGCTCTTTGTGTTGTTTTGTATCCGCTCGCATATGATTGCCACGTTGGGCAACGTGTACGCGCTTACAGTGATTTACCCACGGATTCACATAATCACATAGCGAAAGCTATCTGGATGGCCCAGGGGCTGAAACCCCACCAGCGCTACCCCAGCGCCGCTACGCAATTTCTGGCGCGATTCCGGGTTTCTCCCGCTCAGTTTTCTACATAAAGGCGCCCCCCGCCGTTTCCAGAAAATTTCATGGTCGTTTCCCTTCGGCTCATGAATGCGTTCCTCGCCGTTTCTGAAAATTTCCCTGCGGCAGCTGGTGGCTATAGAGAAAGGGCCGTTTCTGGCCCTCTTCTCAGTTACACGCCATCAAGGATGTGGATGCGGTTGCTTGCGTATACATTCAGCATAAAGTTAGCGCAAAACAGTTTCCATGTGTCAACGCCAGCGGCATACGTAATGTTTTTGTATTTTATTGCATTGTTGGCGATCCGCATCCCCTGCGATACTGCTTCATCGTCGGAAAATTTGAACGACGATTGAGTTTTAATCCAGACAGAAATCTGCGTAGCGAACTCAATCAGCTTGGACTGGCAGAATCGCCCGGAGCGCACCGGGAAGACAAATGTTCCGAAGCCAGAATTTGCGACATACGCTTTCTCAATTACCCGTGAGTAACGACGATTGCAAATGATGTCGCGTGCAATAATGCATTTTTCTTGTGCTGACAGTTCTACCGTCTCATTGTCGCGCCATGCACCAAGTACTCGTTTTTCAATGTCAGAGAACGTTACAGCGATATTGCCATGTGCGGGTGCGTTTACAATAGCGATAAAATTCATGATTAATTCCTTATCGTAAATAACAAATTGTTTTCTTGTTGGTTTTAATTATCGTTGTACGAATAAGGCGTCAAAGTGGAAAGTTGCGGTAGCCGGACGGGAACAGGTGGGTTTGTCGGTTGCCTGGAGGTAAGAGGTTGGTGTTTTTAGCCTGCGGGAAACAGGATGGTCATTTAAGGCCACCAGCATTGGTGGCCTTACTCTTTAGTGGAGCAGACCGATGTCGATGGTATCCCCTGAATCATCCACACGGATCATCAGCATGGCGAAGGCGTTTAGTGGATAGCTTGCGTGCCATTCAGGGAAGCGGTCATCTCGCATGAAGTCGGCAATGTCGTAAACGCAGCCCTCAAAGTGGAAGAATCGCGTGCTTACCTGCTCGTCATATTCCACATGATCCATTTCTTGCTGTTCTGTTTCCGGCAAGTCCAGCCATGATTCAAGGAATACATTTTGTGCTTTAGGGGTAATGGTGAAATCAGTCATGAGCATATCCTCACTGCGTAAACATATTGTTTTCTTGTTGGTGTAATTATCGCAGTGTAGATAAGGCATAAAAGAAGTTAATACAGGCTGAATACACAAGAAAGGTTCTGGAAGTTGATAGCCAGGTTTCAAACTAACCTTCGGTTATTAAAAGTCATTTAAGACCACCAATGCTGCTGGCCTTAATAATTATCGCCCGATTACGCTAAGGATCTTTTCCTCAACTGATTTGTTGTTGCGACTAAACTGCCTTGCGTATCTTATGACAGAAGAGGCGTTTCGCTTTCTGACCATCTCGGCTCTCTCCTTCAGGCGTTTCTTGAAATCGCCCATATTTACCACCAGGCGCAGAAGGTCAGTCTATTATTGTGAAAGTCGTGGTTCTTAATCAGATCTTCCACAATCTCTTTCAACTCCCCCACGTCATGCCAGTAACCTTCATCGTACTCCTGACTGCCGAAGAAAAAACCTTCCTGGGTAGGCAAGTACTCTTCGCAATTACTTTCGTTTATGTGCATCAAATGAGCCTTCAGAAAACAAATGTCATTCATCGTTAATTCTAAAAGCTCACAATTTTCGACTTCACCTACGTTGCGCTCCATCCACCCAACGAGCGCATTGAACTTACGGAAGTAAGCAACCTGCTTTCTGGATGCCTCGTTATTCAGATCGTTTTTAGGCTGCGTCTCGATATAGATATCAAGTCCCATGATGGTTTCCTTATTAAGTTGCTTCAGTGAAATCATTTTCACAAATCAGATAAGGCAGAAAACATTTTGTTATCGGGGATAAGAAAATGGCGCGGGATACGCGCCATTCAAAGAGGATTAAGCGAATACGCTTTCAGGGACAATGGTGTCGATCTTTTCGCCGGAGATTATTCGCAGACCGTGTTGTCCCATCCAGGTACTATTGGTATTTAAACTCGATGTATAAACCGTATCGACCTTTTTCATCAAATTTTCAAACAACGTCTGATCCGCGCCACGGAAATGAGTTTCCAGTTTTATCAGTAAAGGGTCAGAAGCATTACTGATGCTTTGGTAACGCACCGAATATTTCCCCTTTGTCGCCTCGCCGGTGCGAGTTAAGGTACTGGTGTGAACTTCTTCGCCGGAGGCATTATCGCGTAGCACAATTGTAATTTTTGCAACTTTGTCTCCATTTTCCGTCTCTGATGCATAATACATATCCAGGGTCAGATTTTCGCGTTTAACGGTCATTTCACTCTCCTTAGTGTTTAATTTTTAATTTTATTATCATAAGTAAGTACTTACAATACAAAAAAGCCCCGAAGGATGGACGGGGCTGTCGTAGGGTCGACTAACTACTGCTTGCACATGTTTAAGCTACCGCCTGAACAGACGCTCGTTGGATCTCTTGTTGGGCGACACGGTTGGCTTCCATCAGCGCCAGTTCAAGCTGGTCCTCTGGCCACATTTTCTGGACCGACATCCACCCTCTTCCACGCTGGCGACGAACTACCATCACATAGCGCGTAAAATTGCCCGCGTCGAAGGTAATGGCTTTTTCACGAAACAGACGGATAGAAGTCCCATTCGCTACGATATCCAGCAATGTGAGATGCCCCATTAAGGTTGGTTTTTCTTTTCTCTCCTGGCCTTCAGCAAGACCCAGCACCAATGAAGTATTCATCACCACTCCGTAAACAAATTGTTTTCTCAATGGCGTAAATAATACCAGTGTAAAAACGGCTACAAAGCATATTGCTCAGGCACATGAATTATCTAAAGGTGGTTCTGCCCTGCGGCTACAGAGAAGTTAAGCCAGCAGGCGGTGCTGGCTTTGGTTGGGCTTACGCGAATAACTCAAGGAATTCCTGCACGTCCCAATGCTGGACAAGGTGAAGATAGAGCTTAGAAATCACGTCATTCTCGCTATCGCATGTGAAGTAGTACTTCTGGCTGCGGTTGTATGTGTCCACACAAAATTCGCTCATATCCATAAAGTCAGCATCTTCACCCATGTCGCAAATAATCAAAGCAGGAGCATCATCACGAGTCATCAGCTCAAGCACCCAGCGCGAATTGATCAGCGTGGAAGACCAACCTTCTAACTCATAAAACTGGTCAAACTCTTTTTGAGTCATTTTCTTGATTTGGTTGATGTCGATATTTGCAAACATAAAGCAATCCTTAAACATGTTGTTTTCTGAATTGCGTAAACAATACCAGTAAGAAAACGGCCACAAAGTATATCGTTACGGTGCTGCGCTGCCCCGGAGGTTAATAGCGACAAAAGCCACCGTGCTGGTGGTCTCACTCTTAATCTTCGTCGTCCGGGAACTCGCTGTGTACCGCGTCCACCAGCTCCCGCTTTTCATCTTCACTAAGCAGGTGCCAGATATCCTTCCCTTTGGGCGATTCCCCTTCTGCCGGGACGAACGACCACAACTTGCGGTACAACTCCGGCCCCACTGCATCCAGACACTCAGCCAGGGAATCCACGCCCCACACCTCAACCGTCACAGGCATCTTAATCATCCCTTCATCCTCACTTCGTTTATATAACGTCTAAACATGTTGTTTACTTGTTGGTGTTATTGTCGCAATAAGACAAAGGCGAAAAAGGATTTTATGTCGTGAAAGCCAGGCTGGGCAGTGAATATCCGGGAACGACACGGGAACCAGTATTTACGATATTCTGCTCTACGCGCGCCGCAGGGCTGGTGGGCAGAATTTTCTTCTCCCCGAAAACCTACTGAAATCGCTTGAGACCCGAGGATGGTCTGGCAGAATGGAGTTCAGCAGCTGCACGAGAGGGAACGACACTCCCTCGCGATTTTCAGGCGAGCGAAGAGCAAGGCGCACTCCCGAAGATTTCCCGCACCGCTCTCGCAGTCGTCCCTCACTCTGTACCGGGATGTACCCGTTTCCCGACCGGCAGCCAGCCTTTTCCCGGTTCGTATAGCGGGATTCCCACCGTTTCCCTGAAAACCTCCAGCCTTTTCCCTGCGGCGACGCTCCCGTTTCTGAAAAGGGACATGGCCTTTTCCCTGGATGGCCCGAAGGCTGACCGAAGGGGTGGAAAGGGACGTTACGGGGGATGAAAACTATGGCTTGAATTTATACGGAAAAAGTAGCGATACCCCTCTTCCCCTTCCCACTTATACCTCCCACGAATTTTCTCTCTTATGTGGGCATAAACCTTCTCTCTGATAACGCTCAATACGGCGACTATTCCTGTGGGTGAAATGGGTGGTTTGTACTCTCTACCGGCGTATGTGGTTTCGTTCTTCTTGAGGTGGTTCTTCTCTGTGTTTTCGTCTGGGTTGTTCTCGTCGTTTTGGTGATTGTTCTTCTCCGTGTATGGAGTAATGGCAGGTGCGCTTTTCTCTTCGTTTACGTGAAATGATGAAAGTGTGGGTAATGGCAGTAGGGCGCTTTAGTTGTTCTCCGCATATGAAGTAATGGCGTTCCCTGCTATTCAGGAATTTGCGCTCTCTTTCGGGGTAATGGTGGGTAAACTAGATTGTGACGGCTCCTGTTCTTGTCTGGGTTTGTCCGGGGTTTCGTTCTGGCTGTTCTTCTCCGTGTATTGGGTAATGACGTATCGGGGTTTGCGCGTGCGAACCGCGTTCTCGGTTGCCTGGGAATATTAGGTGGGTGGTCTGTAGCCTGGGGCAATGAGGTGGGTCTTTTCGGTAGCCTGACAGGAAGAGGTGGATGTTTCCGGGATTGTGGGTAATGGCGTCTCTGGGTTTCCTGTGGGGGTTGTTAACTTGTTTTCTTATACCTGAAAACAATTTGTTTAGATGCCAAATATAACGCAACGGGAGCGCTTCTGAGCGCTTCTGTTTTTGAGTGATATCACGAGTCGTTTTTGACGTTTTGGTCGCAGGGAGATGGATTCTGGTGCGCAGGATTTTGGGTACCAGCATTGTGTCGTATACGTACCAGCAGCTACCGTTGTGCCAACAAACACCGTCATCATCGATATAAATAGAATCCGCATCCATTCCTGTGTATTCAACTAGATTGCGTTCAATTGCCGCTTGAATTTCTTCATCGTTCAGCCCGTCGCACTTGATCATGAACAACGGGTAAACGTCATAGTCGGTACTAGATGAAATGCGAACCAAAGTCTTCATGTGTTTTCTCCTTGTTGGTAAGTACTTATCTATCTTAATGGGCGCTATAAGGCGCACAATCATTGTGTTCAGGCTGGTGGAAAGAACTTCTCCAGCGTGTGGTTGATAGCCTTATCAATGTGCATCAGGTGCCAGACGACCATATCTTTGCTTCCAATGCCGCGAGTGTAGATGAAGTGGTCAACAAAAACTGGCCACCGAGTTAGAGTTTTTCCAGTATCGATTTTCCGATTCATTTGGGGGTAATCCACCGTTATATTCGTGCGGTCTTAGTGCGCTGTAATATCCAACGATATAGTCCGTTATGGCGTGAGCTGCCTCGCTGAAGCTTACGTAACCCACCACCGGCATCCATTCGTTCTTCAGACTCCTGAAGAAGCGTTCCATTGGGCTGTTATCCCAGCAGTTTCCGCGCCGGCTCATACTCTGCCTGATCTGGTATCGCCACAATAACTGCCGGAACTGCCTGCTCGTATAATGACTGCCCTGATCGCTGTGGAACATCACCCCGCCGGGCTTACCACGGGTTTCCCATGCCATTTCCAGCGATTTCATGGTGAGCTTGCTGTCCGGCGAGAACGACATGGCCCAGCCCACTGGTTTTCTTGCGAACAGGTCGAGAACAACGGCGAGGTACGCCCAGCGCTTACCCGTCCAGATATAGGTCACATCACCGCACCACACCTGATTTGGCTCGGTCACGGCGAACTGCCGTTCAAGGTAGTTAGGGATAGCAACATGTTCATGACCACCACGTTTATACCGGTGAGTCGGCTGCTGACAGCTGACCAGCCCCAGCTCCTTGGCAATTTGACGTCCTTTCAGGCCTGGTGACCCACCTAATAACTCTGAGACTGCCTTCAGCAAACCATCACTCCTTTCTACCTACCCACCATTCGTTGCATACTTTGCGTCCACGAGGCTTTAAATGCTGAATCTCCTGCGAACAACTTGTAGAGCTCAAGTTCATCTTTACGGCGTTGCAGCATGATTTCCTTGAGCATTTTTTCGAAGGCCAAATCTCGATTATAGGGATCTGGGTTGTTTTTGTATTTCGATTCGAAGTCAGGGTGATTGCGGATACTTTCAGCGATGTTCACGAACTTAACCTTTTGCTCTTCAGGTGTGGCACTCCAGCCCTGGAACCATCGCTCATTAAATGTGCGAATGATTTCATCCAGCGGGTCAGTTTCTTTTTCACCGCCATGCACCCCACGTGGGTTCGGATTTTGAGGATCAAGCTCCGCTTCTTGGTCACTAAGTTTAATGCTGTGGTTAAGCTTCACACGTTGCAAACCGTATGAACTCAGATCGACAGAATCGAGAAGCTCATCAATAGCATCTGCATCGGGATCTTCCACTTTCAATTTCGGTATTAAAAACTTCAGGAACCAAAACAGTTTTTCCCAGCTGACCATTTCATAAGGCATGATAGAAGCCATCTGCCCATAGATTTTAACGAACTGTTTGGCTTTAATCTTAAAGTCAACTTTAGCTTCAGCTTCAAGCTCCAGCTCATGGTCAAACCGGGCTGCTGCAACATCAATGATTGGGCTGAGTGTCTGGGCGTCTTCATTCTTGAAATAACGCGTCACAAAGTCTTCAACCTCATACCACTCGTACACACCGACATCGTCCATTTCATCTTTCAACTCGTGCAGTACGTTTATATCTGTAGCTTGGGACAATGACGTTGCTGTATAGAAAGGATCGAATGCTGATTGAATATCTTCAACCGAGTTGAAAAAATCCAGGATAAACAAGTCTTCTGTTTTCTTCCCTAGCTTCGGTGCACTGCGATTGAGCCTAGATAGCGCCTGAACACACAAGACACTGGCGAGCTTCTTATCTACATACATGGCGCAAAGCTTAGGCTGGTCAAACCCAGTCAGATACTTGTTAGCAACCACTAAAAGTCGATACTCATCGGTATCAAACATATCTTTGGTATCTGACTCGGCAAAACCATTAATATCTGCTTCGGTATATTCAATACCATCAACTTCTTTGGTTCCTGAGAAAGCAATGGCAACTTTAAACGGGTTTCCTTGCTCCTCAAGTATTCGCCTTATCGCTTTGTAGTATCGAATGGCCGCCTCAATATTTTGAGTGACCACCATTCCTTTACCTTTACCTTTGAGCTTTTTCGTATTCACGACATGCGGAACAAAATGCTCCAGCATAATCTCTGCCTTGATATCAATTGTTTGCTGGCTTCGTTCTACATAAGCTCTGAGTTTTTTCTGCGCCTTTTTGGTATCAAACTCAGGGTTATCAGCAATTGATTTCTCAATCTCATAATAACTTTTGTACGTCGTATAATTTGCCAGCACATCCAAGATGAAGCCTTCTTCAATGGCTTGTTTCATCGAATACAAGTGAAACGGCTTGTAAGAGCCATCTTCTTGGCGTTGACCAAATTTCTCCAAAGTGCTGTTTTTTGGTGTCGCTGTAAATGCCAGGTACGACGCATTCCCGCGCATCTTACGCGATCTCATCGCCTGAAGGATTTTATCCTGAGCATCTTCTGCCTCTTCGTCTTCAGACTTGCCCATCGCTCGGTTCATATTGTCATGCGCCGAACCAGACTGTGAGCTGTGTGCTTCATCGATGATCACTGCAAAGCGCTTGTCACTAAGATCGGCGATACCATCAATAATGAACGGGAATTTCTGAATCGTCGTTATAATAATCTTTTTGCCATTCTCCAGCGCCTGCTTAAGCTCAGAAGACTTATTCGCTGGGGCAATAATGTTCTTTACTTCAGAAAACTCTTTAATGTTATCCCGCAGCTGCTTGTCCAATAGGCGTCTATCGGTGACCACAATCACAGAGTCAAACAACGGCTGCTCCAAGCTTTTTCCGCCTGCCACATCAGACGAAGCAGGATAGGTTTCAATTAGCTGATAAGCTGCCCAGGTAATCGAGTTAGACTTACCTGAACCGGCTGAGTGTTGAATTAAGTAAGTCTGACCGACACCGTGCTGGGCGGCATGGTCTACTAATTTTCTCACCACATCCAATTGATGGTATCGAGGAAAGAACAGGGTTCGCTTTGGTAATGGATCTTTGCTTGACCCATCCAGACGCACAAAATGCTGAATAATATTCGCCAAGCTGTCTTTAGTGAATACTTCTTGCCATAGGTATGCCGTTTTATGGCCAGATGGATTCGGCGGGTTGCCTTGTCCAAGATTGTGACCTTTATTGAACGGCAAGAAGAATGTACTGCTACCTGATAACTTGGTGGTCATATACACTTCGTCGGTATCGACCGCCATATGCACTAGGCAGCGGCCAAAGGTCAGCAATGGCTGAGTTGCATCCCGATCATCTCGATACTGCTTTTGGCCGTGATAACGTGCTGTTTGCCCGGTCCATGCGTTCTTCAACTCCAGCGTTATCAAGGGTATTCCGTTGATAAACAATACCATGTCGATTTCTTGTAGGGGATTTACCATGGAATAGCGCACTTGGCGAGTACAACTAAACACGTTATCTGCAAAGTTTTGCTTTACCTTTTCACTACTACTTGCCAAAGGGGCTGGATAGAGCAAATTGAAATGAGCATCGTCTACGCTTAGCCCTTTCTTAAGTAAATGAAGAATGCCATGCTTCTTAATCAGTCGGTCAAATCGTTCGAGTAACTTACGTTGCCAATCTGAGGGGTTGTTCTTTTGCAGTTTGGCCAACTCTACTTCTTGTGTCTTTTGCAGAAATTGCCAGAAAAAACGTTCATCAATGGCATATTGCATATTAAAGTCACTAGCAGCACCAATGAAGTATCCAGCACCCAGTGACTGCTGACTCAGTCCCTCTTTAAGCTCTTCAGTACTGATCCCAGCCAGACATTTCTCAATGGCCGACTCTAATGCTTGTTCATTGGTTTGACTGACCATAATTGTAAATTCCCTTAATCAAAATTCTTCTGTTTCATTGCCTCAGCCGCTTTTTGCAGCGGTCCTTTCAAGGCTTTTTCTAACTTTGTCATCTGCTCTAAGTGCCACGCAACCGCTTGGGGCCACGTCTCTTTATTAAACCCATCAGCTTTGGTCGAAAACTGAATACGGCAAGATTTCTTCTCATCCAGCCTCATCCACTCAAGTTCTGCACCAAAAGCATGTTCAATGTCCTGTTTGGACTGACTCAACAAGTCAAAAAGGTATTTATTCTCTTCGGTAACCCCACGGCTGATCCAAAGCTCTACTCGAAGCTCTTTTTGCAGAAATATCAGGTTATACGGACACCCACTTAACCCTGAGCCTGCTGATAACCAATGATCTTTGCTTGGGCTAATATTGTTATAGAGTTGGCAAGCGCTTTTCTGAAACGCCTCTAAGGCACGCTCCCAGTACTCGCGACGCACCGTATGGCGGTTTTTTAGTACCACTTCGGTGGTTTTTTCTTCCGCTTCCTTGGCATTAATGCCGATCATCAACTCTTTCGCTTCTGGCGTTGGGATGATCTGGTCAATATTAATCAGTAGCTGTTCACCCAGTGAATAAGGAGTGATTTTGAAGCAGGCAATGCTAATGCCTTGACCCAATAACCACAGCGCTGTGCTGGTTACTTCTTTGCGAAAGTTCGCCGCAACTAGCATAATGCGCTGGCTGTTACCCAGGTTGAGCTTTAACTCATCCAGATCGGGCGCATCCAAAAATTCACATATTCTCGCCGAAGCACTTGCAGGGGCATTTAACAGGTCAACCTCTGCTGTTACAGGCTCATAGCGATCTCAGTACTGCTGGTAAATGTCAACTATTTGTGCTTTGGTTAAACTGGCACAGTAAGAGGCATATTTAAGGGCCTGCCACACCACATCTCGGCCACTGTCGTCCAGCTTATTTTCAATAATGACCAAGTTGCCATCTTTATCCAGTGCCAGTAAATCTAATCGTTCACGGGTGTCATCAAAGCCATCGAACTCTTTTTGAATAATCAACAACTCTTCACCCAATGCGGAAGGTTCGTGTGCCAACCACTCCTGAAGATGCTTGCGCTCAGTAAAGCCCAACTCACTGAACTTCTTTGTCCTAACAGGACTAATCCTGTTAGTTTGATGATTTACCGTGAACATATTCGCGTCCTATTGCTCAACCATTTCTGGGGTGATTTTTATTTTTCCTGTCACGGCGCTGTTGATCAGGGTGGTTTTGTATTCTTTAAGCTTTTCAATCTGCGACTTTTGGATATCAATCGTGCGATTCAGATCTGGCTCAATTCCTTCAATGAACGAAATTATTTCTTGAATTTCATCTTTTGGTGGCACTGGAACCAATACACTTGCAAGACGATCCCTTGTTAATTTTGGCTGTGCCGCACCAGAAATATATACCGTATAGTCCAATCCGCTTAATAATTCGGCCCAGTATTTAAAACCATGAAATTTTGGCTTAATAATATGTGCATGGTTATTCACCCAATACTTTCCAGTTGCAACAAAAGCCAATGGTGTTGACTTGCTTAGCAAATTCGCGCCATCTTCAGCGATCAAGATTAAATCTTCATCAAAGATGTAGTCATCAACATAATCGATAACACCACTTGCTCCGTAATACGGATATACGCCCTGTCTCGACTCTCTCTCAACTGCGCTTATTGGAACTCTTCTACTGTTAAGAAACTCAAACGCATATCTCAATGACATTAAGTTCCAATGCGCTGGAATCTTACCAATCCAATCCACACCGGAGTCTTTCATTGGCACATTGGGATCAAGCCCTTGGGTCACCGCCTGTTGGATGATGATCTGCTTACGTTCTTTTAACAGATTAATTTGCTTTTCTTTGATCGAAATCGCTTCGTCGATTAGAGCGATTTTCTTGTCTAGGAAGTTGGCGATACGGGTTTGTTGCTCATGGGGAGGAACAAACGTCTTAAAACTCAGAAATGAATCTTTAGGAATTGTATTTCTCAGGCCACGATAAAGCGGTTTAAGCATCTTTTTTGCATCAAGGTTCATATAAAAATAGTATAAAAACCTATTATCAAAATTGTCATTTAGTTCAAAAACGGTATATGCACCAGTAATCATCCCATTAAATGGCGACAACCCAACAGTTCTGGGTGTTTCTTCCACGTCGAACAAGCAGAAAATGAAATCTCCACACTGCACTTCTTGATAAGTATCGAACTCTGCTGGGAACTTACCCTCTGGGTTTTCCATATCACGCTTAATCACACCTCTGAGAGTAAGCGATAGCAAATCATATTCGCTTGAGCGTTTTCCAACCTGTTTTTTCTTCAAGCGAAAGATGTGCTTATTAGCTAATAAGCTCCAAGACGCAGGAATATCCCCTAGCCATTCAACACCTGAATCCTTATAAACCTCATATTTCGGCATTTCAGAAATCTTCATCATAACGACTTACCCCTGAACCTTTTTTACTTCCGCACCAAGAATCTGCGCAATCAAACCTTCGGCTTTTTGTTCTAGGTTGATGATGTCGGTTGCGACCTCTTCTAAACTACGCAGCGGTTTATGACGGTAGAAATACTTATTGAAGCTGATTTCATAGCCAATTTTTACCGTATCTAGGTTTATCCATGCTTCATCGACATGAGGCTTCACTTCATCTAGGAAGTACTGGTAAATGCTTTGCTTTAATGGAACAGATTCTGTATCTCGCAGGTCTGAATTGGTCTCGTAAGTGATATACTCGCCTTTTTTACCGCCTTCTGCTGAAGGAACGGGGTAATAACCAAAATCTGGCAAGTCAGCGACTTCACACTCATAGCGCTCCAGCAGGTCGTTTAATTTATCACCCGTTAATTTAACTACCTTTTTAACCACTTTCTTGGCGGTTTCGTCATACCAGCTCACCGCGTGAAGAATGGCATTTTTCTCAGGTGCTGAAAGCTTAATAGCATGGGCTTTTAGCGATTTATCAACTTGGGTTTTAAAGCTATTGAAGTCATCAAATTCAATGCTACCGATGTCAGCCATCAGCGTTTGTGCAGTTTCAAGCAATGCTTTTAGCGCCAGCCAGTGTTTCACATCAAGCAGTTTGGCCTTAGCCTTAGCATTGAGACTGATGTCGTTATCTTCACACCAAGAAAGAATGTCTTTCTCGATGGATTTTAAGAAGCTCTTTTTCTGATCTGACCCGTAGCCAGTTTTTTCGTAAACACGTTCGCCGTGCTCTGCGTACACGTACTCCATCACTTCACTAAGTTGCTTATCAAAACGCAGTGGGGCTATGGCATCTTGAGTAAACTTGGCTTTGCGGCGATCTGGGCGCTCGATAGTGACTTTGTAGTAGCCAAAATCGTCATTGCTGAATACCTTACTGGCGATGCCAACAGGATCATTGTTTGCATCCAGTGCTCTTTCAACATCCTTACACGCGAGGTAAGTATCGGTAATTTCCGTGATGTGCTCAGGCGCAAATTCGCAGTTTTTGTTACCTAAGTTCTTGCGCAACTTACGGTAGAGCAAGCTGGCATCAATTAATTGCACCTTACCTTTACGCGCCTCAGGTTTATTGTTGCTCAACACCCAAATGTAAGTGGTAATGCCAGTGTTATAGAACAGGTTATTAGGTAACTGAACGATGGCATCTAGCATGTCGTTTTCAATGATGAAGCGACGAATATTACTTTCGCCACCGCCCGCATCACCGGTAAAGAGCGATGAGCCGTTATGAACAGAGGCAATCCGGCTGCCTAATGGACTTACGCTCGGATCTTTCATCTTGTTGACCATCTCCATTAAGAAAAGCAGCTGGCCATCACTCGAACGTGGCGTGGCATCCACCACTTCGAGATTTCCCCAATAGTCTTTCAGGCTAACCTTAAAACGCGGGTCAATCACATCACTGCCGTCTTTAATGTACTTCTGTTCAGACGCCCAACTCTTACCGTATGGCGGGGTAGACAACATAAAGTCAAAGCGTGAAGCCGCAAACTCGTCGGTAGACAAGGTTGAGCCTACCTTGATGTTCTCAGGGTTGTTACCTTTGATCATCATGTCCGATTTACAAATCGCGTAGGTCTCGTCATTGATCTCTTTGCCGTAAAGGTAAATATCTCGGCTGTCGTTCGGGTATTTCTCTTCAATGAAGTTTTGAGATTCAGTGAGCATACCACCGCTACCACACGCAGGGTCGTAAACGGTCATGGTCAATGGTAGCTGCTCTTTCACTGGGTCAAAAACCAAGTGTGTCATCAGCTCAATCACTTCCCTAGGTGTAAAGTGCTCACCGGCTTCTTCGTTATTCTCCTCGTTGAACTTACGGATCAACTCTTCGAACACGTACCCCATACCCAGGTTAGTAAGGGCTGGCATCTTGTTGCCATCTGGGTCTTCGACCGTTTCATGAGTTAAGTTGATGTAAGGGGAAACAAACTTTTCGACGACATCAAGAAGGACTTGCTTTGAGGCCATGTGACGAATTTGCGACTTGAGGTTAAAGCATTCAATGATTTCTTTAACATTATCGCTAAAGCCAAGCAGGTACTCTTCAAAGTTGGCGAGTAATATCTGTTGGTTATTCGTTGCGGTGTTGAACAGGGATTTCAGGGTCCATTTAGATGTATTGTAAAAAACATAACCACTAGCCGCCTTCAATGGTTCATCATCAAGCTCCGTGGCTTGCATCTCTTCTTTTTGGAACTTGACCTCTTCAAGCACGGCTTCTTTGGTGGGTTCAAGTAACGTATCTAAACGTCGTAATACCACCATAGGTAAAATCACATCGCGGTACTTACCGCGAACGTACACATCACGTAAACAGTCGTCGGCAATGTTCCAAATAAATGAGATGAGCTTGTTATGTACACTATGATCCATTTTCTTTTCCTGTTCAGTGTTGGTTGCACCCCACAAAGTTGCTGCAACGGCTTCACTATAAATTTAAAATTCTGTTCTTTCTGTAACGCCTAAATGGCCGCTACATCGTTCGATTAACTTGTTCTACCCGGCGCTAGATTTAAGTTTATGACACCATAAAGTGAATCGCTACAGGTTTAATAGACTGAATCGCCACAGGTTTAACAGACACCTCAGAGTCATTTCAGATGACTTAAAGAGAGGTGTACAGCTCGGTATTCAGACCAGTCCACTGACGGCCAACGCCGACAACTTCACCGATACCTTTGTCTTCACCCAATTTGTTTATTCACGTTGCCATCTGGACTTAACGCATCAATCATCAGCCGCTCATGGTTCCCCATCACTGCCCTGAACCAGGGCATCTGCAATAGTTCCAGACATTCGACATTTTCAGTACCGCGATCGATAAGGTCGCCGACCGATATCAGTAAATCCTGCGCCGGGTCAAAATCCACACGATGGAGTTCGGACATCAGTCTGGTGTAGCAACCATGCAGATCACCAACAACCCAGACATTCCTGTATTTGGTACCGTCGATACGGTGATAAATTGTGGGTGCCATCATGTATTCTTCAGCCATTCTTTAAGAGTCATCTGCGGAATACCTCCCATTTTCCCGCATGAAACAACGTCAATCTGTTCACGCGCAGACTGGAATAACAAAGGTAGGTGACTTAGATTTTTTGGCGTGCCGCCGGAGTGAACTCGTGGTTCTTGCGTAGCGTCAACGCCCACCAGGGCTACATGTTTGAATCCGATATGGAAAGCCAGGTTCAGAGCACCATATGCACTATTGCCGCTGGCAATTTCATTCTCATCTTCGCAAAGGCCGAAATGTCCGGACCAGCGCCACGCCCACCACTCGGGAGAATTCGTATTTTTTGGCTCCATGCCACGTTCAGCCACACGACGGAAGCACAGAACGCCGTCTCTGACTTCACGTTCTTTAACATCGGGTAAAGCCATTTCCATGCATAGCGATCACTTCGGAATTATCACCAAATGGCGATACAAAACCGAACTTGGCCATATCCTGGCTACCGCATGGCGTGAATAGGATCATTTTATTTTTATCTTCTAAGTCGGTCAGATCCGCCTCACAAGAAACTTTATAAATAGAAATGTTTTTCCAGTGCTTAAACATGTTGTAACCCTTGAATATCAACCACAGAAAGCTCGTCTTTGTAGAAAAAGGCCAGGTTGTAGCACCCCCTCGTTTGAGCGTATGAGCTGGGACCAATTTCGTTCTTCCAGACAAATGGCTTCAAATCCGTACGGCGAAGCATAAAAACGTGATTTGTTCCGCTCTGATTCCCAATGAGGCAAAAGCCTTCTTTCACCTTGATAGCCTGCAAGTTGTCGAGTTCACCGCTGGTTACACGGCTATCGAACTCCTTGCGGCTTATTAGCTCCATCTGCATCTGACGACTCCAAACAAATGCCCATTGAAGGGCGATGGCTGAATGGTACCGAAAACACGACATAAAAAACAATATTTATTATAGCAATTTTGCAATAAGTAAACGCCATGCAGACCACAAATAACCTAAGTTAAAATAACGAAAATCAGAGCAAATCATTGGTGATGACGTGGCAAGTATTGCAACAAAAGACAGCATTTGTTCGGGGCACGGAGGATTCCCATCCAGGCCTCCCGTAGAGAGCGAACCACTACTTAAAGTCAACGGAGTCGAAGTGTTAGTTGATGGTAAGCAATATGCACAGCATACCGATGGGAACAGCACGCACGGCGGGCAAGCTATATCAACCAGGGCATGGTTTACCGTCAACGGGAAAGGGATCGTATGCGTTGGTGATCCTGTTTTATGCGGCTCTACCGTTGCAGCCGGAGACGGCCTGGTTCAGGTAAGTAAGGAGATATCATGCTGGAAAAAGACTACCAGTTATCCGCATATAAAAAATTGGCCGCCGCCGGTGGGATGAAAACACCTGGTGCCATAACATCGGCACGAAACAGTGCTAACACAGCAAAACTGCTTGCAGAAGAATTGACCGGATTAATTCTGGATACAATTGTCTATCCCGACACTATTACCAGCTATGTTTCAACGATCAGAACAACCGCAACCGGTTTAACGAATATTGGAGGGCTGGCAACTCAGCACGCGGACCTGTTGGCTGGTTATGCTGATCTGTCAATGCTCCTTCAACTCGATATTGGTTGGGATGTTTACTGTCGTGCTAATGAGCGAGAAGTTTCAGAACTGCCGATCTCTATTGCCATTGGTGATGTGACTATTACTAAATCGCTTGAGGACGCTGTAAACGCGCTTAATACATCAAGTTTAGTCGCTGCTATGGGGGAGATTAACCAGACCCTTAACACTGGCTCAGGAAGCTCGTCAGGCTCTGGTTCAGGCGGCGGCACTGCCACTCCCCCACCAGCACTAACAACAAAGCGACTTTAATCTACAAAATTGAGCAAATCACTGTTGGCAAGCCAGGATCTGAACAATACCGTCGTGCTTTCGAGCTTGCCGATCAGCTTGGTTTAAAACACCCGGATTGCATCGAGCATGTATTTCCGACCTATGCTGATGAGCAATGTACTCATGTCCTTACCGAAGAGGATTTTTTCAGCACTGAAGAACGAGAAGGCGTTGATCGCTGCATTGGTGTGATTTGCTCTTCAGTGAGTTATGAGTTATTCCCTAATGTCCATGAAAATGGTGGTATTGGATACCAATTCCTGTACGAAGGCGATGAGCTTAAATGTTATGAACATGGTCTTCTTATCGAAAGCGTAGAATAATACCCTTCCTTCCAACCGGCTATGTTGGCCGGTTTTTCACTTATCCACATTATCCACTGGATAGATCCAATAATTAGGTCCATACAGATCCCAATTAGATCCATATAGATCCCTGATCGTTGCAGGCCGCGCCACGTCTGGCCTAGAAGTGTATCGCGATGTGTGCTGGAGGGAAAACGATGTGTGCTGGCGGGATAAAAATGTGTGCTGACGGGTTGCTAATGTGTGCTGGCGGGATATAGGATGTGTGCTGACGGGAAAGCCTGGGTAGTTATCATCACTTATAAAAACTATCCACATAATTCGGAAAAAGTAATATGAATCAATCATTTATCTCCGATATTCTTTACGCAGACATTGAAAGTAAGGCAAAAGAACTAACAGTTAATTCAAACAACACTGTGCAGCCTGTGGCGTTGATGCGCTTGGGGGTATTCGTTCCGAAGCCATCAAAGAGCAAAGGAGAAAGTAAAGAGATTGATGCCACCAAAGCGTTTTCCCAGCTGGAGATAGCTAAAGCCGAGGGTTACGATGATATTAAAATCACTGGTCCTCGACTCGATATGGATACTGATTTCAAAACGTGGATCGGTGTCATCTACGCGTTCAGCAAATACGGCTTTTCTTCAAACACCATCCAGTTATCGTTTCAGGAGTTCGCTAAAGCCTGTGGTTTCCCCTCAAAACGTCTGGATGCGAAACTGCGTTTAACCATTCATGAATCACTTGGACGCTTGCGTAACAAGGGTATCGCTTTTAAGCGCGGAAAAGATGCTAAAGGCGGCTATCAGACTGGTCTGCTGAAGGTCGGGCGTTTTGATGCTGACCTTGATCTGATAGAGCTGGAGGCCGATTCGAAGCTCTGGGAGCTGTTCCAGCTTGATTATCGCGTTCTGTTGCAACACCACGCCTTGCGTGCCCTTCCGAAGAAAGAAGCTGCACAAGCCATTTACACTTTCATCGAAAGCCTTCCGCAGAACCCGTTGCCGCTATCGTTCGCGCGAATCCGTGAGCGCCTGGCTTTGCAGTCAGCTGTTGGCGAGCAAAACCGTATCATTAAGAAAGCGATAGAACAGCTTAAAACAATCGGCTATCTCGACTGTTCAATTGAGAAGAAAGGCCGGGAAAGTTTTGTAATCGTCCATTCTCGCAATCCAAAGCTGAAACTTCCCGAATAAGTGTGTGCTGGAGGGCAGCTGCATTTGAAAAATGTGCGCTGCCGGGAATGCCTGCCCATTTTCCTGTTTTTGGTGTGCGCTGGAGGGTTGCGCCACGCAGTTTGCCAAGACATTCCCTCCAGCACACATCTAACCATCCAAGTTTCCCTCCAGCGCACATCTAATCTTCTATCTTTCCCTCCAGCACACATATTTGATACCAGCGATCCCTCCACAGCACATAATTCAATGCGACTTCCCTCTATCGCACATTCTGGTCCTGCATCATCCCTCCAGCACACATCTAATGGCCTCATCGCCATTTCTTTACGTGCAATAATTGACGCACGAATCAAAAAAAGTTGCACGTAGCAGAATCAAACGTACAATTCACTCATACGAAATGATAAGGAGATGATGATGAAACGCGATTACGGCGGTGTCGGCACCATAGCTCTTCGTGCAAGCGCATTACTTAAGGCCATGAGTCAGGATATTGAAGATCAGCGCAAAGAGTTCAATCAGACCGAGTATTATCAGACGTTCACTCGTAACGCTGTGGCAAAGTTGCCGAAGCTGAGCCGCCGCATTGTGGAGCAGGCCATCAAAGAGATGGAAGATGATGGGTACCAGTTCAACAAGAAACAGGTCGGTAACGTTGAACAGTACGCGCTGACCATCCAGAACGTCATTGATATCTATGCCCACCGTAAGATCCCCAAATATCGCGACATTCACAAATCGCCTTACGTTATTTTTGTCGTAAACCTGAAGGGTGGCGTATCCAAAACGGTTTCCACAGTCACGTTGGCGCACGCTCTGCGTGTGCATCAGGATTTACTGCGTCACGATCTGCGCATTCTGGTAATTGACCTTGACCCTCAGGCATCCAGCACAATGTTCCTCGACCATACTCACAGTATTGGTTCCATCCTGGAAACCGCCGCGCAGGCGATGCTGAACGACCTGGACGCGGAGACGCTACGCAAAGAGGTGATTCGTCCGACCATCGTTCCTGGCGTAGACGTGATTCCAGCCTCTATCGACGATGGCTTTGTTGCCAGCCAATGGAAAGAGCTGGTTGAAGAGCATCTTCCCGGACAAAATCAGTACGAAATCCTTCGACGCAATATCATTGATCGTGTTGCGGATGATTATGACTTTATCTTTATTGATACCGGTCCACACCTGGATCCGTTCCTGCTCAACGGTCTGGCGGCCAGCGATTTGCTGCTTACCCCTACCCCACCAGCCCAGGTTGACTTCCACTCAACACTGAAATATCTCACCCGTCTGCCAGAAATGCTGGAGCAACTGGAGGAGGAAGGCGTAGAACCGCGTTTAAGCGCCAGCATTGGTTTTATGTCGAAGATGACCGGCAAGCGAGATCACGAGACATCACACAGCCTTGCGCGTGAGGTTTACGCCAGCAACATTCTGGACTCTTCTCTGCCTCGTCTGGATGGATTTGAGCGATGCGGCGAGTCTTTCGACACCGTAATCAGTGCCAACCCGCAATCGTATCCAGGCAGTGCAGAGGCGCTGAAGAAGGCACGAACCGAGGCCGAGCGTTTCACTAAGGCTGTGTTTGATCGAATTGAGTTTGTTAGGGGTGAGGCGGCATGAAAAAAATAGTTTCCCGTGGACGAGTGCTGGGCAAGAATAGCTCCGAGTTTGCTCGCATGCTTGAAGGCAGTGAAGGCACCAAAACCTTTACCCTAAAATCTGGCCGCCAGGCTAAATTTTTGCTTACCGTTGTGCTGAGTGGTGAGATTGAGTCGCGCACGTTCGTTGACCCGGCAGTTAACGGCCGCGATCAGTCTCTGCTCACCCCTGAGTCGGTAAGCGATATTTCCCGCACCATTAAATTGCAACAGTTCTTCCCGGCTATCGGTCGTATGGTTGGGGAGCGCATTGAGGTATTGGACGGATCACGTCGCCGCGCTGCGTGTATCTTCAATGAAACGAAATTTGAGATTCTGGTGACGAAAGATGAGATCAGCCTGGCGGATGCACGCCAGCTGGCCATTGATATCCAGACAGCCCGCGAACACACTCTGCGCGAGCTGGGTAAACGCTTCGAGGTTATGTACGGTAAGAATATGACCAAAGAAGAGATCGCCCGAGCTGAGAACATCTCAAAGGCTAAAGTGACGCGAGCTTTCCAGGCTGCCGCGGTGCCGGATGAGATGATTGCTGTCTTCCCTGTTGCCAGCGATCTCGCCCTGCCAGATTACCAGTTACTGCTCCAGATCGCCGAGGATGCTAACGCTAAAAGCGTGCCGATTGAAGAGCTGGTTGATACGGTGCGCGAACGAATTGCAGAGACTGAGGGCGCGAAAGAGGATAAATCGAAGATACTGGCTATCTTCAAAGCGGAAAGCAAAAGCCTGAAGCCCGCGCCGGTTAAATCTGTGGTGATTGAGAAGCTGCGAGACTTCTCTGACCGTCGCCAATATGCTCGAAAGAAGTCCGATCCGAAAAAACGGGTTGTCGCCTACGAGTTCTCCAGACTCCCGTCTGAAGTGCAAACTGAAATTGACGAAGCAATAAAAAAAATCATTGGGAAAATGTCTGCTGGGGAATAATCCCGCTGGTGGGAGGTGGTGTTAGCCCCTCCCCCTCCTAAAATGTCCCGCACTAATTTCATTACTAACCTTATGATTTGCATGTGTTTTTTAGGATAATTTCAGACTGAAATTCCCACGATTTAACGCCTGCATTCACCGTCCACTTCCCCGCACAAAAAATTTAAAAAATTACTTTTCGCGAGAAAGTCAACAAGTGACTTTCAATAAAATCTCTTCCGAAAAGGGATTCACACAAGTGCCTTGTGTTTAAGGAAGAGTAACTTGAGTAACTTACGCGAATACCAGAATCGTATTGCAGATATCGCAAAACGCTCTAAAGCCGTTCTTGGCTGGGCAAGTACAGTACAGTTCGGTACTGATAACCAATTCATCAAAGATGATGCCGCGCGTGCCGCATCTATCCTTGAAGCTGCACGCAAAGACCCGATTTTTGCGGGTATTTCTGATAATGCCACCGCTCAAATTGCTACCGCATGGGCAAGTGCACTGGCTGACTATGCCGCAACACATAAATCTATGCCGCGTCCGGAAATTCTGGCCTCCTGCCACCAGACGCTGGAAAACTGCCTGATTGAGTCCACCCGCAATAGCATGGACTCCACCAATAAAGCGATGCTGGAATCAGTCGCGGCAGAGATGATGAGTGTTTCTGACGGTGTTATGCGTCTGCCTTTATTCCTGGCGATGATCCTGCCTGTTCAGTTGGGGGCAGCTACCGCTGATGCGTGTACCTTCATTCCGGTTACGCGTGACCAGTCCGACATCTACGAAGTCTTTAACGTGGCGGGGTCTTCTTTTGGTTCTTATGCTGCTGGTGATGTTCTGGACATGCAATCCGTTGGTGTGTACAGCCAGCTACGCCGCCGCTATGTGCTGGTGGCAAGCTCCGATGGCACCAGCAAAACCGCAACCTTCAAAATGGAAGACTTCGAAGGCCAGAATGTCCCAATCCGCAAAGGTCGCACTAACATCTACGTTAACCGTATTAAGTCTGTTGTTGATAACGGCTCCGGCAGCCTACTTCACTCGTTTACTAATGCTGCTGGGGAGCAAATCACTGTTACCTGCTCTCTGAACTACAACATTGGTCAGATTGCCCTGTCGTTCTCCAAAGCGCCGGATAAAGGCACTGAGATCGCAATTGAGACGGAAATCAATATTGAAGCCGCTCCTGAGCTTATCCCGCTGATCAACCACGAAATGAAGAAATACACCCTGTTCCCAAGTCAGTTCGTTATCGCGGCTGAGCACACGGTACAGGCGGCGTATGAAGCACAGCGTGAATTTGGTCTGGACCTGGGTTCCCTACAGTTCCGCACCCTGAAGGAATACCTGTCTAATGAACAGGATATGCTGCGTCTTCGCATCATGATCTGGCGTACTCTTGCGACCGACACCTTTGACATCGCTCTGCCGGTTAACCAGTCCTTTGATGTATGGGCAACCATCATTCGTGGCAAATTCCAGACTGTATATCGCGACATTATTGAGCGCGTTAAATCTTCTGGTGCGATGGGGATGTTTGCTGGTGCTGATGCAGCATCTTTCTTCAAACAGTTGCCGAAGGATTTCTTCCAGCCAGCCGAAGACTATATCCAGACTCCGTATGTTCACTACATCGGTACCCTGTTCGGTAACGTGAAAGTGTACGAAGTACCTGCTGGTATTTGTAAGGACTTAACGACAGAGAACATTCAGTTCAGCTCGATGGATGTGCTGTGCTACGTCCGTGATGAAAATCCGGGTATATCAGCCAGGGGGCGGCAATGAACATGGCCCAGAATTGGGAAGCGCCGTTTACCGGTATGTCCATGGGGTCTGTTGCTGGTGCTTTCAGTGGTTTTGCGCAGGTTGGTACTGAAACAACGTCGGTGGCCCGTTGGAACAGCTTAATGGTTTGGGAGGGGGGAACACCGCCGACTTTCACGCTGCCAGTAACTTTCATCGCTTTGTTTGACCCATTCATGGAGGTTTCAGGCGCTATCGCCGCATTATCAGCGATGATTAGCCCGGAACTTAAAGATGCCAGTATTGGTGGTCGAATCCCGGAGCGTGTGACGCTAAACATTGGTCGCCGGATCAACATCATTGATGTCGCTATCCAGGACATAAGTTTCGATCTCGATGCGCCCAGGGACAGCAATGGGCATTTCCTGAAAAACACCGTCAACCTCCAGTTGACCGGTTCTTCGATATATAACAGCTCCGATATTGTTCGGGCGTTCCAGTAAAAGGATTTTATATGGGGCACAATAACACTAAGGGAAACCGTAAATTTATTAAGGGCCGCTATACTGCCAACGCGGCCAAAGGCGAACGACTGGTATCTTCTGAATTCCAGCTCACTTTTGCAGGCCATGAAGATATCAGCGTACTGGTTCGCACGTCGCAAATTCCTGAAATGACCCGCGAGGATGTGGAGGACTATGGTCCGAATGGTGTGAAGTTCAACCAGCACGGTCCAATTCGAAACTCTGGGGAAATCCAGGTCCAGTGCGTGGAGACTATCGAAGGCGATATTCTTCAGTTCATTAAGGATCGCATTGCGGCGAAGGACTATGTTGATATCACGATGGCTGCTACCCCTGAATCCAAATCTTCCGGGGTTAACGCTGTGACAAAAGCTGCTACAACAATTGAAATGTTGGACTGCAAAATCTACAGTGATGCAATCGACTTTAGTACCGAAGATGTGACTGCTGCTGTGCGCCCGTCACTTCGTATCGTCTACAACTGGATTGATTGGGATTAAGAGTCATCCCTTGTATTTTAAAGCTCCTTCGGGAGCTTTTTTATTTGGAGAGGAAAGGGTGCATTGAGGATACCTGACACACGAAGAGTGGCGGGGATCTCTCCCATAAGCGCTAACTTAAGGGGTGTGGTATTACGCCTGATATGATTTAACGTGCCGATGAATTACTCTCACGATAACTGGTCAGCAATTCTGGCCCATATTGGTAAGCCCGAAGAACTGGATACTTCGGCACGTAATGCCGGGGCTCTAACCCGCCGCCGCGAAATTCGTGATGCTGCAACTCTGCTACGTCTGGGGCTGGCTTGCGGCCCCGGGGGGATGTCATTACGTGAAGTCACTGCATGGGCTCAGCTCCATGACGTTGCAACATTATCTGACGTGGCTCTCCTGAAGCGGCTGCGGAATGCCGCCGACTGGTTTGGCATACTTGCCGCACAAACACTTGCTGTACGCGCCGCAGTTACGGGTTGTACAAGCGGAAAGAGATTGCGTCTTGTCGATGGAACAGCAATCAGTGCGCCCGGGGGCGGCAGCGCTGAATGGCGACTACATATGGGATATGATCCTCATACCTGTCAGTTCACTGATTTTGAGCTAACCGACAGCAGAGACGCTGAACGGCTGGACCGATTTGCGCAAACGGCAGACGAGATACGCATTGCTGACCGGGGATTCGGTTCGCGTCCCGAATGTATCCGCTCACTTGCTTTTGGAGAAGCTGATTATATCGTCCGGGTTCACTGGCGAGGATTGCGCTGGTTAACTGCAGAAGGAATGCGCTTTGACATGATGGGTTTTCTGCGCGGGCTGGATTGCGGTAAGAACGGTGAAACCACTGTAATGATAGGCAATTCAGGTAATAAAAAAGCCGGAGCTCCCTTTCCGGCACGTCTCATTGCCGTATCACTTCCTCCCGAAAAAGCATTAATCAGTAAAACCCGACTGCTCAGCGAGAATCGTCGAAAAGGACGAGTAGTTCAGGCGGAAACGCTGGAAGCAGCGGGCCATGTGCTATTGCTAACATCATTACCGGAAGATGAATATTCAGCAGAGCAAGTGGCTGATTGTTACCGTCTGCGATGGCAAATTGAACTGGCTTTTAAGCGGCTCAAAAGTTTGCTGCACCTGGATGCTTTGCGTGCAAAGGAACCTGAACTCGCGAAAGCGTGGATATTTGCTAATCTACTCGCCGCATTTTTAATTGACGACATAATCCAGCCATCGCTGGATTTCCCCCCCAGAAGTGCCGGATCCGAAAAGAAGAACTAACTCGTTGTGGAGAATAACAAAAATGGTCATCTGGAGCTTACAGGTGGCCATTC